TTACCGACTGTAACAACTAAATTAGAAACATCTCTTTGTTCTATAACTTCATTATTTGAATTAAATTTTTGAACCTTTAATTCACCGGTCATTTTAATTGTTGAGTGAAAATTCATAACTTTTCCTATTATCCTGTAAATTCGTGGTATGTATCTGGGTTATATGAAGCTTCAAAATAGTCGCCCTCATCATATGGATTAATTCTAAATCTTCCAGTACCACCAGAAATATTTACAAAGTTGTTTGTAATATTTTTATTTATTGTATTAAAGGTAGCTTTAGATTTATATTCTTCTACTGTTAAATTACCAGAAATGTTTAAAATATAATTATTTTGGATTTGATATTCACCAAATAATTTTAAACCAGCAGTATGTAAATATGATTTAAGAATAGTGGAGTAATCTTCTAGTCTTTCATCAACTGTTAGTAAATATGAATATTTTTGATAATAATAACTATCCTGTATTTTGATAGAATCATCTAAAAACCCATCATTTGTCACATAATAGCCTTGATATTTAGCTACAGAACCTATATTAAATCTAATTAAACAAAAATCTGGGTTTGATTGGTTATTTAATGTTTGATTATAGAATTCTCTCAGTAATATACCAACATAAGACGGATCAGAGTAACTAGGATCAGAATAATCAGGATTTATGATATATCCAAATTCATTATATTTTTCTAAATATGAATTATCTGGTAAATTATTAAATTGTGGGACTGAATTCTTAGTTAATGAAAATGATGAAGTATTGTTAAATGAAGATTTAGTTAATAAAACAAAAAAATCATCTGAATACCCAGTACCAAATTTAATAGTAGATAATTTTACAATACCACCATTTTCATCAACCTTTGTAACCTTCATTAATGAATTAATAGTAGTTGAACCTGAAATAGTTTCAGCTGTAATTAAATCACCAATTTTATATCCACTGCCAGGTTTTTCTATGGTATATCCTACGGTAGTAGAAAGAAGTTGGGCAGTAAAGGTTCCAAATGAAACAGAATCAGTTAAATTAATAGTTCCATAATAGTTTCTATCAATAAATACTTCGTAAATATTATCTCTAACTAATGTTATTCGTTCAACATAAACTTTAATTTTAGTAGTATTACTATTAATATTTATATTATTACCCGGGATAGTATTAATATCACCCGTTAATACTTTTAGAAAAATTGAATGTTCTTGTTTCCATTTACCATCAGATGCTTTTAATACTTGGTCCCATGGATAACTAATATCTACACTTTTACCAAATATAACATTAAATATAAACTTATAAGCAGGTTCTGAACCCTTTGCTGTATAAATCTGTTTAATTTTTCTCATTAAAAGAATATTATTGATATAATCATATGATGATTCACCAAAAATGTTTAACTCTTTTTTGAAATATTGAGTAAAACTATCAACAGTCAGGTCAATATCTCTAACTTCAGTTAGATTTCTTTTCTCGTATTGGTCTAAATATTGATAATATGCTTCAATAAATTGGATAAAATACGGATAATCTTCACTGACAAAATCAGGGAATTGTTTTGAAACTACGGTTTTTAATTTAACACTCATTAATTTCTACTTGAAGTAAATATGTAACTTGAGTTACCAGCTGCATCACCCACAGAAACCTTATCAATAATGACATTAACTGTTACATGTTGTTCTAGAATTCTTACTAATTGATTTCTAATAGACACTACATCATTTGATTGCGGTTTAACAATAAAATCCCAAGTATCACTAGTGATACCAGTAATAGTTAAACCAGAAATATCAATTGTACCAGTTGAATAATTAATTGTGCCTATTGTTTCTTCTAGATATTGTTTATTTAAATCGATATCATAATAGAATATTCTAAATGTACCAGTATTATTATCTAATGGTAAATCTTCTAGATACATAATATTAGTATATCCTGCTAAATAAAATCCAGTAGTAAGAATTGACTGTTCAGGAACACCAGAAAAATAAATGGGATTAACTAAATCAATTCTATAGTTTGCTGACAGATTATATTTAGGTTGAACTAATCTACGAAGTTTAACTGTAGTAATAGAACTAACAATTGATTCCTCTGTTCTATCTATTTCTCTACTATATTGTGAGAATCTAAAAATCCCATCAAAAGAATTTAAATAATTATCTGAATAGTTTGTTATAGATTGTTTAACTAAAGTGTTTAATTCGTTAATAGTTCTAGTAGTGATTTTTGGGTTATAGTAAACCGTTGTATTTAATTCTAAGTCAATATATTCTGGGTCAACAATCTCTGGTGTTATAGTAACAACATTTCTCGGTTTAAGAATATTATTAATAATGAATTGTTTCTGAATAGTTGTTAACGTTTCTGAAGATTTAGGTTTAATAGAAACAAATACCTTTCCGTAGACTGGTGGGATATTATCTTCTCCACCCCATACGTTAACAGACTCTGCTTCATCATATTTAGTTAAAATTATAGATTTATAATCATTAACTGTAACCCCACGATTTTGTGTTGAATATGCTCTTGGTGCATTAAATCTAATTGTATCTATATCTTCTCTATCAACTCCACCAGAAGCTGGCAATTTAGGGACTATAGAAACAATGCCGCCTAATAATGTTGAACCATTATAAGAAAATAGACGAGCACCATTTGGGGCATCTTTACTTGAAACAAAATATGAAATATTAACTATATTACCAGTGGATAATTGTTTACCTATTACACCATTACCAAATTCTAATTCATAAAATTCACTTTCAATTTCTTTAATAAAGTAAATAGGGTCAGTAGAATTAATACTTAGTAAATCTTCATTTCTATTAAATGTTTCAAATGTTGTACTTGTTGAAGTTTCTTGAACTCTAACAGAAACAGTTGATAAATCAACATCCATATTTGGTATTACATATCTTTGAGAATCAGAAACTTCATATTTAAATGATAATGGAGTACCTTCTTTAATTTCAATATCTGTAAATTCATATGTATTATTAGAAGTAAGTAATGCTTGATTATCTTCTAACGTATAAAAATTATATGCTTGACCATCAACAGTAGTAGAAAATGTTGAATATTTTGGTAATATTAGTGTTGCTGGAGTAGATGTAGTAGATGAAACTGTAATATCAACAGTTGCAGTAGCACACTTAGCTGAACCTGGAATATACCCAATTTCTTTAGCTCTAGATACAACACTACTTCTTTTTGAAGCAGAGTCTAAAAATGATTCATTAACTGCAAGGTTAGTATACAATGCATTATAATGTGTATTATAAGCAAGGACATCTAATAAAACAGAAAGTGATGAACCTTCAAAGTCGTAATCTTGAAATTCAGTTTGTCCCTTCAAGAAAGATTTTAAATTAGATTTAATATTATCAAAATCTAACTCAGCTGTAGATATTTTTCTGTTTTTCATTAGCGGGTTCTCGTTAAGACTAAGTTAACAGTTATCGGTCTAATTGTGTTAACTATTGAAAATATAATTGTTACATTAACACCATTTTCATCTGGTGTATATTGTGCTTGGACACTTATTAAATTAACTCTTGGTTCAAAATTAATTATTGTATCTGAAATTGCTCGTTCCAATAATATTGTAGTCATAGGAAGTGCATGTTCAAATAACAGACCTCTAATCTGTGAACCTATTTCTGAATGAAATGGTCTTTCATAGTTTTGAGTTAAAACTAAATTTCTTACTGACTGTTTAATTGCTTCTTCATCAAACTTCATCGTAACGTCATTCGTCACTGGATGTCTAGTGAAGTTAAAGTCCAAATCTGAAAATGTTCTAGTATTTCGTGCCATTATATTATTTATACTGACTTATCCGAAGAAAACATTAGATGAACCTTGAGCAACAACAGAACCGCATTCAATTTCATCACCTATTCTTACTGCCGCTTTACCATTTATAAACACTTTAGATGACCCAGAAGATGCTACTGAATCATGACATGCCGGACCGCAGCAATGTGTGGTCCAATGATCACCTACTCTATGAGCTGGTAAACCATTGATGAAAACATTTTCTGAACCCTGGTCACATATTCTAGGACCCCAACATCCATGTCCCGTGCATTCATCACCTATCCTAGTTGCTGCTGACATTATTGAGTTACTCTACTAAGTTTAGGGTATTTCATAGTCATTCTCTGTTATAGTGTACTTACGTCAAATGCTGTCCAAGTTTCTGCGCCTTCTGCGTTCATGTCTACTTGTGATACTGGAGCACTATGAGTTTGTGATAGATAAAATTGCCAAGCAATTGTCTGTGCTCGAGATAAAACTTCTTCAGTACTATCTACAAATTCATATTCACCTTTCAATGGATTTAATACTGCATATTTTGTTGTCATTAGCTAATTGCTCCCCATCTTGTTCCTGTAGCAATCCAAGTTACCGTGTTGCCGTTTAAGTTTACAGCTTTACCGCCTGCTCCGGCAGATGTATAATTTACCCCCGTAAGGTTGCCGGCACTATTGCCCCCACTAGCTCCCCAACCACCTCCTCCGCCGCCAGCAATAAACCCAATTCCGGCGCCAGTAAATATTCCAGGTGTTCCCGGATTATTTGCACTTCCTCCGGCTCCTCCAGGTGAAGATGATCCGACCAAATTTCCAACCCCGCCAGCACCACCAGCTCCTCCCCCAGGAGCACCTTCTTTTCTTGTAGTACCAAATCCTGATGTTATGACAGTTGCTGGCCCGCCGACACCGGGTAATATGCGTCCACCACCTCCGCCGCCGCACCACCCTATATTGGTGGCGGTGTAATAAACACCGGCTGTACCCGCTTGACCTGGGGTCCCACCTGCACCACCTGTGCCTGCTTCAATACCTGAGCCACCTTCTCCGCCACCGGCGCCGCCTCCTCCACTGGCTATATAATAATTAACATTTACTCCGCCAGTAGAGCCTCCGCCTCCACCCCCGCCAGCAATATAACTGTTGTTGGTTATTGATACTGGGTAACTAATATTCATAGCCGGACCGCCATCTGTTCCATTTGCTCGATACACCCCATTACCACCTTTACCAATGATATACCCGTTGTTTATAATAATAATCGTAGATCCAACTGGTATACTACCCGTATCAAATCCAGCTGTGGCTGTACTATCGCTCCATACATATATACCAGCATTGACTGTGACTGTGGCATTTAACACAACAACACCATCCCATCCAGCAGCTATAGCATCTGAACGTAGGTTGTAGTTTTGTGTGTTTGTTAATATTATTTTATTAAAAGTAAAACTATTAGATTTACCATAACCATTACTTAATTTAATTCTTCCACTAGCAATTCCAAATAAATTGCGCGTCGCAGTTTGTCCTAATGATCTTCTAGTATTAGTTGCAAGATTCAATTCAGAGTTAACATTGCTTAAAGATATTTTACCAGATGATTGTAATGCCATTATAAAGTCTCATACGCAATAACATCACCGGCAACACTAAGATTGCCACTAGAATCTAATTTCATTTTGTTAACACCATTATATTTGAAACATAATACGCCATCGGTTTCAATAACTGTCCATGCAGATAGCGTTATTTTAGTATTAATAGCCGTTATTGAATTATCTAATGCAGTAAAATTATCATCTAATTCTTCTAATGATATATCACCTGTTTTATTTTTAAATGTATTTGGTACAGCCATGTTATCTCCAGTTTACTTCAATGCCAGAAGCATTTATCCATTTTATTCTCTGATTAGAAATATTAACCCAATAAGCATATAATGGTGATAAACCTAATTTTTGTCTTAATTCGTTTCTACCAGTAGACCAATCGTTTTCAACTATTATTGTATATGATTGAGTCTGACCATTTGCTTCAGCAATATAGGTATATGTCTTAGAAGTTACAGCACTAGCATTATAGTGATAAATCTCAAAATTATTTATTGATATATCATTAAAACTATAAACTGTTTTAAATTCATCATTCCTTGAATCTTCATTAATGATTCTATAATCTATAGTTTCATCAAACACGTTAGTATAATTACCCGAAATTAAACCGCCAGAAATAGTAACTGTATTATTAATTTCACTGGGTGTTATTGTTACTGGGTAACTAACACCAAGATTATCAGTGTATGATATTGTATGAGAAAAAGAATTTTTTTCATTTAAAGTATTAAGAACAGTATTTACTGGTAAGAATCCAACCATTATAATAATGCAAACCCATTGCTTTTAATTGTTTTACCGTTTGACATAGTAAATGCCATCTTGCGATTTAAACCACCACCAGAAGTATCACCATCTTTAATACCACGATATCCAATGTGAATCCAATTAGACCCTCCACTCATATATTCCATAATAATTTGATCATATGGTAGAATTTTTTCTATTTCTTGTGCAAAATTATAATTACGCTCAGCTTTAGTATTATCATAAGGTAATAGTGTAAAATCAATAGCTCTACCTAGCATGTGATCAGATTTAGCAACACCACCGGCTGGTATATTAGAAGAAATTCTATAGCCTGAATTAATTTGCCATTGCTTTTTATAACCACCAATACCACCTGGCAATACTGTTAACATAGGTTCTAATATATTAATGCATAATTGTGATAAATTACATACAATCTGTTGTTTAGTTAATCCATTTTGGTCACGTAAAGTATTTTTACCAGAAACTCCACCGTCAATTAACATACCTAAAGTAAAATTAGGTGATAATCTAAAATCATTGGTAAAATTCTCTGTACCTTGGACTATCTGACAAGATACTACATTATTAGTATTTGTTCCACCAACAGAATCAGCAGTATCATTTGGTGCTGGCGGCGGCCCATATTGTTTTTCTATTTCTGCAATTTTTGCTACACCAGCCGGACTTGCCCATTCTTCTTCTGTTTCCAATAGGAATACTGATTCACCTTCTGAAACTGGAGCAATTAAATATGGTAAACTTGGACTACTAACTACACCAGCATTAGGAGCAACTAAATTAATGCTTGTTGCGGCAGTAGATTTATTATCAGAAAGATCAACACGAGTAGCATCCATATTGAAATTACCACTAGCTTTAAGATGCATATCTTCTGATGAGTAATAATAAAGATTACCAAGTGATACTGAATGCAATTCTGAATTTGATTGATGGAACATTGACCCCTCTGATTGGACCTTATAAGACCCACCAACAGCAACAGTCATATCTCCAGCAACACCTAAATTGTAATCACCACCAACTGTAGCATTTAAATCACCAGTAACTTCTAAATTAACATTTGCTTTACTAAAAATGTTAATATTTCCATTTACTGTTAGGTTTGCTTCACCAGTAATAAAGATACACCCATTTCTATCAATAATAGTATAACTATCTCCAACGATATGGTGTACTTCAGAACCATTAGCATCTACTTCGGTAAATGTACCTTTACGATGATAAGTTAAAGTTCTTTCGTGACCTGGTGTATCATCCCATTCTTGTACATGTCCAGATTCAGTTTCCAAAACATGATTATATGGATATTTAGCGGCATATGAAGAAGCTGGTTCATCATAAGTTTCACTAGTTAAAGCTTTTGGAATATCCAATGCACGATTAGAATCCTTAATTGGGTGGATAGTCCCTTTCTTAATACCACGAGCTAATCTATTAGTATCTGGTTCATTAATGAAACTTTTTAATGGGTATTTGTTATTTGGGTCTCTGAAACCTATAGGCCCTGTAACACTGGTCGGAGCTGGTTGATTATACTTTTGTGTTTCTGTAGGTGCAGTTACAGGTTCAGGGGATTTATCTTCTGTATAAGCTGAAACAGTTTTAGTACCATAAAAATATTCATAATACTTTAATCTGATTGCTGCACCATTGCCGGTATCATGACCAATACCAGATTTAACTGCATAGAAATAATCGGGGTGAGCAGTAGTAGATACTTTCTTTGAAGTTCTGTCTTTTATATATGCAACGGCAACTTTAGCACCAGCTGATAAATCATTTAATAATTGAGGATTATTAAGTAAATCAACACCGGCCATTTCACCGTATTTTGTATAATTTGCTCTACCAGTTAATTGAATAAATCCGCGTCCATAAAATTTACCACCATCGCCTATTTGATTATTACCTAATTGTTTACCATTATTTTCTGGTGCATAAACAAAATCAAAGAATGTTTCTCTTGACATTCCTTTCTTAGGTGCACGAGCATAGTCTTCAACTAATTCTGGGTGGTTTTTGACAAATGTAGTATTAAATGTAGAACGTAGTCCATTAACATCATAACTATATAATTCTTCTTGTGGGATCCAACCGCATTCACCACCAGCTATAGCTAGTACTGAACATTTTTGTTCTCTTGTAGTAAAACCAGCAGCATCACACGCTGCTAGTAAAGCTTTAATTCCATTTGATGCAGCTTTTATATCACCCTTCCAATCACTTGGTGGTATAGTTGGAATGTCAGTAGTAACTGTATTCATTCCAGGTTGTAATATATTTTGCGCTTGCTGTTGTGGTGTTAATTCTGTTGCTACAGGAATAACAGAATTATTTGTAGTTACCGATTCTGTATTTGAAACTATATCTAGTTCTTCATCTTTTAATAAAATACCAGTTGAATCTTGATCAACAGAAGTAAATGTTTGAGGAATGCCACCAAGAGTACCAAGGATAATTGGGTACTGTTCATCAGAGTCCGAAAACATGATAACAACCCATGTACCTTCAACTGGTCCAACTGGTGATTGGCCAATACCAGACATAGCAGCTGATGTAACTGGTTGCATTGGATATGCCCATGGTAAATCTTCAGTGGGAAGAGCTAATTTATCATGAGTATGTAACCCAACAACACGTACTTGGCAACGTCCAAGTTTAAGAGGGTCATTTCTATTTTCAACTACACCCTGATATAAATTCATTATTTACCCTCATTGAGATTCATAATATAAGAATCTTTAATTAATTCCATATTACATTCATGTTTTTCTTTATTGATATAGTGATTAATAGCAGATATGATATAATTGCCTGAAAATATTTTATCTTGTATATCATTTTCATCTTTAGCAATAGGTTCAATTTTATTTAAATCTAATTTAACTTTCATACCAACTGTATAATCAGTACGCCCAAGAACTACAATATTTATTTTAGTAGTTTCTGCTTGTGCTAATTGTGATATTCTACGCTGAATAGATTTTGCATTTGAAACGTCTGTATACTTATCAAATACACCATAATATTTAGACATATTAATAATCTTAGAATTTGGATGTCTTACATTATTATTTGATATGATACCATTAGGGTTCATATGTGTAGTTTTAGAATAATCAGTAGCTATATCAAAGTTTTTAGAATTATAATTCTTTGTTAAAATATCATGAGTAATTATTTTAGATGCAAACATACCAGAACGTGCTCTTTCCATATAATCTTGAACTACTGGTACATCTAAATCTAAAATTCTTTTATAATCTTCCGTTAAATTAATAACAGAACTACCATTTGATCTTACATCTCTAGCATAGTTATCATATTTGAATTCTTGTTTCACTTCTTGTTTATATAGATAATCCATTGAAACAAAATTAAAACCATTTCTATTCTCAAAGAAAACATAATTTGATGCACCAGACACTGAAACAGCTGTACCTGCTGCGTAATTAATGTTCTGAATAGGAGTCCAATAATTTGATATAAATTTAGTTACATTACCTGTTGGTTCTATTATTTCTTTTTTATTAGTTTCTAAACCATAATTTTTATTTGTAATGATTTCCTTTGCAATATCAGAAACTTTTCCTGAATATGCTCTACTAACATGTTTATTTACATCAACAATAGCTTCTTTTGAGATAAAATGGATTTGATAAACTACTGTTCTATCACCTATTATAATTCTATTAGATACTTTATAGATATAAAATTGTGAGTCGATATGATCTTTAATATCAAGAGATGGGGTATATAAATGAACATTTAAATATTCTTCACCAATAAATGGAAATAAGTTAACCATATCAAATGAATCATTTACTGTCAAAACGCCAGACATAAATGGTGAATACAAGTCTTCATAGATTTCAATAGCTAAGACTTGATTAGTAATATTTTGTTTTAGACCCTTTGATGTAATTACAGTTATATTATCAACTGATATATCACCAGCAAACCTAATCTCATTAGTTTGAATCATTATAGTTCTTTAAAGTTTTTCAATATTGTATCGATAATATCTTTTGATACTAATTTTATTCTACGTTTAGATTCATTAATTCTATCTTCATATTCATAATTTGAAACTGAAATTGCACCAGAATAACTTGAATCTACAACAAAACCATTTTCATTTATATAGTGGTGTGTAGCATAAACATTTGCATCACCATATTTGTCTTTAATAAATTTTTCTAATTGGTAAATAGGTAACGGAAATTCAGTTAGATAATCATATCGTTCATTTACTAACATAATAATCCAATGATAATTTGGATTCCCATACACCTTTTCAGCTATGATCTCTGGTGTTTCTCCATCCATAATATCATATTCATCATATATAGTAATATTGGCAAGAATTTCTTTTCTGAATCTAACATTACGAGTAATATCAGTTATTACTTCTAACTTACTTTCACCATTAATATTAAAATCATAAAATATTTTATCAAAGTCTTTAAAGTACATTTGTTAGTAACCCTCTTGGATTCTTTCTTTAGACATCTGAACAAGTTCTTTAAACGTCAATTGAATATTAATTTGAGTTGGTGCACCATATTCAAATGAGGTAAATTGAGTTTGTGGTGTATAGTTAACAACCATTTCAGTTAATACACATGAAGTATGTCTAGGTAAATTTAAGTTTTCTGTAGTACCATTATAGTGAACAATATCAAATTCCGATGGGTAAATATACAAGAAATTATTTGCATCTTTATATTCTGGGTGCATATGTAATTTGAACATATAAATAATGTTCTGAACATTTTCCATTTCTTGTCGTGATCTTGGGAAGAATTGGTACTCGAAGTTCCATGTTCTAAAATCTACACCTCTAAAAACTTGTTCCTTTTTAGGGTTAGTTGCCAAACCTGTAATTGCTGACATAGAATCTTTGCCAGGTAAAGTATTCATAACCACAGTTGCTGCAATATCTTTAGTTAATTGAGAACTTTCATTACTAATTGCTCGTTTACTTACACCTTCAGTAACAGCTCTAATGAAACCTTCTCCACCTTTCATAGCTAATTGAAACGCAGAAGTAGATACATCATCATAATTTGCAGAATATCTTGCTGAATGTTGATTTGGTGTATGTAAAGCAATTGCCGCGGCAAGACGTTTCATTTGTTTACTAAACGTAGGTGATTGTGTTCCAATAACTTTAGCACCAAAATTACCAATACCACCACCAATTACGGCACCACTAGTATCACCCCTTAATGCTCCACCAGCAACCATACCTTCAACTGTCATGCCAGTTGCCGCTTGATCTTCTGTTATCTTTTGACCTGCTAAACGAGTTTTATCAATTTGAGGGATATCAGAAACGGTTTCTTGTTTTTGTTCTTTTATAAGTTTAGAACTGTCGCTAATATTAATATAGAATATAACATAATTATTACCATACTCTGTACCACCAACATTAGGGTGTTTTGAATTAGAATTTACACTAATTAAATTTTCGGGGTACATCAAATTAGATACAGAATACTGTCCATTCTGATTAAATGAGGATCTAGTATTTTGCAGTTTTATTCTATCATTAATAGGATCACCTGACTTAGATGCTAAAGCATCTCTTTGAGTCATCGGTTTACCTTGCATAAATGATGGTGCGTATTGGTCTGCCATATAAGTTCTATAAATAGGGTTATTGTTAATTATTTATAATAGGTTATGAAGTATCATCAAGGCAAATATAATATTAAATTCCCAGAAAAATACGCTGGTGATCCAACAAATATCATCTATCGTTCGTCTTGGGAATTGCGTTTTATGAACTGGTGTGATTCTAATTCAGCAGTTATAAAATGGTCTAGTGAAGAAACTATAATACCTTATAGATGTGGAACAGATAATAGATTACATAGATATTTTATTGATTTTAAAATACAAGTAAAAACAAAGACAAATGGTTCCAAAACATATTTGGTTGAAGTTAAGCCATCAACACAGACAATGCCTCCCGTATTTCCCGGAAGAAGAACAAAAAGATATATTACTGAAGCTATGACTTTTGTTAAGAATCAATCAAAATGGGAAGCGGCAGTTCAATATTGTAAAGAACGCGGTTGGGAATTTAAGATAATAACAGAAAAAGAATTAGGTCTTTAAATAGTATATAAATATAATATATGGAACAAAATACTTCTCTTTCTGACATTTTTAAACGTAACCAATACGATTTAAAAAATGTTGTCAAAAAATCCAATTCTTGGTATCAACAACAAGCATTGTTAATTAGACAACAGAATATTACTTCGAAGAATATTCTTAAAGGACAAGGACTTACCAATAGTATTAAACCTGGTAACTTATATATGTTTTTATATGATGCAAAAACTAAAGACACATTACCGTATTGGGATATGTTTCCATTAGTATTCCCATATGAAAAAACTAAAGATGGGTTTATGGGATTAAATATGCACTATCTACCATATCAGATGCGAGTTCAATTATTGGATAGATTAATGCAATTTGCTAATAATAAAAGAATGGATGAAACCACTAGACTAAAATACTCATGGTCACTAATAGGAGGAGTTTCAAAATTTAAAGCAGCTGAACCTTGTATTAAACAATATTTAAATTCACATGTTCGTTCAGCATTCAAATTAATACCAGCTCAGGACTGGGCGACAGCTATGATGCTTCCAGTTGAATCATTTGTTGGTGCAAATAAAAATAAAGTTTGGCAGGATTCTAAGAGGTCAATGATATGAAATTAAATAACTTTGTAGCTAGTATTAAAAGCAAAGGGTTAATGACCACTAATAGATATAAGGTCGAATTTTCATTACCTCCAGCCTTAGCAGCATCTAAAAATACCTATAATTATGTAGGTGATTTACGTACAGTATTGATGTATTGTGATTCAGTACAGTTGCCTGGGATGAGTATTTCTACTCAACAATCTAAAATGTATGGTGAATTTAGAGAAATGCCATATGAAAGATTATTTGATAATATTAATCTTACTTTTTATGTTGATAATTCAATGGATAGTAAAGCATTATGGGATGCATGGATTAATTCTATTCAGGACCCAGTAACTCGTCAATTTAATTATTATAATGATTACATTTCAGATATAACTATTTACGTGTTAGATAAACAAAATAAAGAACAGTATAAAGTTAAATTGTATGAGTGTTACCCTAAATCTATTAGTCCAATTCAAATGGATTATAGTGCAAGAGATGTAATGAAAATACAGGTATCAATCAATTATAAATATTGGTTAGCCGGTAGTGCTATTAAAGATGATAATACCGGCACAGTAATTGAAAATGCAAAAGAAAAATTGCAAACAAATGGTAATACAGCAAAAATTGATCCTTATGGGTATAGCGGTGGTCTAGCAGCACCAGACTATAGAGGCGGTTATATCCCGGGTGCACCAAACGTTCCGTCTGGTGGTGGTTATGATCCAACTATTATATAAGGACTATAAATGGAAGATTATAAAAAGCAAGGTGTAAGCCATCAAGCTTATGCCCAACTACAAGAAGCAGATACAAATGGTGATGGTTACGTAAGTAGTGAAGAATTATCAATGTATTTGGAATTCAAACGTAGAGAACTTGAAGATCAAGATGCTCAACGTGACGCTATGCGTAAGATGACTTGGTTTGCTTTATTTGGGATGTTATTATACCCAATAGTTATTGTATTTACATCATGGTTAGATGTAGACGATGCAGCTAAGATTGTAGGTGATATTGCACCTACATATTTTGTAGCTATTTCAGCTTTAGTAGGTGTATTCTTTGGAGCTAATGCTTATTCAGCAGCAAAAAAGACTGAAGCGGCGCCAGCACCAGCTGTTCCGCCGCAAAGACCAACACCAGCGCCTACGCCTAAACCTGTAATTGAAACACCTAAACCAACGGTTGAAGAACCAGTTGCACCAGTTGAAACTACTACAACAAGACCAACCCCAACAAGAAAGAAAATTTCGTAATTAGGATATAATATGAAAATTGATGATAACCTTTCACAGGTATTTGATATAGAACCTGTGGAACCAACTGAAGTGATTACTCGGTCTGGTGAAGTAATAATTCCAGAAACAAATAGTATAAATGAAAAAATAGATTATGACTATGATAAAACTAGAAAGAATCTTCATGATCTTCTAGCTACTGGACAAGAAGCTTTGATGCATGCTTTAGAGGTTGCAAAGAGTTCTGAACACCCTAGAGCATTTGAAGTTGTAGGTAACTTAATGAATCAATTAGCTGATATTAATGAAAAGCTATTGAAATTAAGTGAGAAGAAACAAAAATTGGATGCACCGAAAGAATCTTCTGACGGTGGTCCCACTAAAACAGTAACAAACAACAATGCAATATTTGTTGGCAGTACATCTGAATTGAATAAGCTGATTCATAATATGAATAAAGGAGAGTAACATTATGGCACTACCAATTAATACTTCACCAACCTATAGTTTAATTGTTCCATCTACAGGTAAAGAGGTTAAATTTAGATCATTCTTAATTAAAGAAGAAAAAGCTTTATTGATTGCACAGCAATCTGACAACCCAAAAGTCATGATGGATACACTAAAGGGTGTTATCAAGTCATGTACTTTTAATGCTATAGATGTAGAGTCTTTAGCTATGTTTGATTTAGAATATATTTTCACCCAATTAAGAGCTATATCAGTGGGTGAAGATGTAGAATTATTTTTAAAATGTGACGTATGTGAAGATGAAAAAGCAGTAACTCCAATTAGATTGGACCTTACTCAACTTAAAGTAGAAACACCAGTTGGCCATAGTACAAATATTAATTTATTTGATGGTGTTGGTGTTATTATGAAATACCCATCATTAGATACAATTACTAAATTAGAAATTGGACAAGATTCAATAGATGGAATGTTTGATATTGTTGTAGATTGTATTGATAGCATTTATACTGCTGAAGAAATTTATCATGCTAAAGAGCAAACAAGAGAAGATTTGATGGACTTCTTGAATAATTTAACTTCAGAGCAATTTGCAAAAATTCAATCATTCTTTGAAACAATGCCAAAACTTAAGAAAGAATTAAATTATAAATGCCCAGTATGTGGTAAAGAACACAACAAAGTTTTAGAAGGTATTTCTAGTTTTTTTTAGTTAATCTCTCACATGAAAACCTGTATAATTTCTATAAAATGAATTTTGCTTTAATGCAATACCATAAGTATTCATTAGAAGATATTGAAAATATGATTCCATTTGAGAGAGAAATTTATGTTTCATTACTAATGCAATTCTTAGAAGAAGAAAAGCAAAGGATAGAAAGTAGTCAATAATGGCAAAAAAATCGGATAAGTTATCATTTAGTGAATTCGCGGCCTCACTTCAATCATCTAATTTAAAGATGAATCCTGCTCACGCTGCAATTTTGGAAGCTGCTCAGGCGGAAGTACAGGCATCTATTAAAGAAAATAAACCAGTAACTACACCTAAAACTAAGTCCGATTATACTCTCTTAAACAAAAATATAGTCAAATTAATTAAGACCATTGAACTTAATACTACAGCATTATCTAAAAAATCAGAAGTAAATAAATCTGTTAATATACAATCTGCAGATTTAACAGAAAGAGAAATTGAAATAGATAAAGTTAATGCTAGACAGATTAGACTACTAGAAAAGATTGAAGAAAACACAAGAAATTTTGGTCAGAAAAGTGAAGAAAAGAAAGAAGAACTCCCTAAATTCAAAATAGGTATTGGTAAATTAAGCGCATTATCTACTTTAACTGTATTATCATTAGGTATTAGTTTTGGTGCAATTAAAGCATATACTAAGATGTTATGGAATATAACTAAAACTATTGGCGAAGCAGTTAAAGATTTTACTTCACTTATAACACCTAAATATATTAAAGATTTAGGACCAAGATTTGTTAAATTTGTAAAAAATACATACGATATTTTAACAATAAATGTAACACATGCATTTGGGTCATTTAAAGAATTCTTTAAAAATAGATTTCCAAAACAAGTTGCATCTTTAGAAAAAGCCATTATTAGTATATCTAATTTTGCAAAAGCAATTCAGTCTAAAATAATTACAGCATTTAAAGTAGTAACCGGTGTAATTAATTCAATTAAGATTTCAGTAGTATCTACATTTAATAAATTTAGACTCGCTGTATCTAATTTCTTTGCACCATTTAGACAAGCTATAGCACTATTCAGTAAATCTGGATCATCTTTTAGTATAGTTTCTAAAATAACGGGTTTCTTTAATACTGTGGCATCTAAATTATCTATTATTGGAAAAGTATTTTCTGTTGGTAAGAGTATTGGCGCAAGGTTACCAGTTATTAATCAGATTATCGGTGGAATTGTTGGATTGTTTGATGGGTTTAAAGAATATAAAAAGACTGGTTCTTTATTAAAGGCAGCAGGTGCTTTTAGTAAAGGTGCATTTAAATTTATGATAGGTGATTTATTAGATTTAGTTAAAAATGGATTGGCCTGGGTTTCTGGAAAACTTGGGTTTGATAAGATTAAAAAATCATTAGATTCATTTTCGTTCGTTACTACATATAATAAATTTGTAGATTACATGGTTGATTTATACGAAAAAATTTGGGAATTCTTTAAACACCCTATAGATTCTATTAGAAAATTCTTGGGGTTAACACCAGTTGATGGTAAAGAAACTAAGGTTGAGGGAGCAAGTAAAACTACTCCTGCCATGAATAAAGATCCTGAATTTTCTAAGATATTTAGTAAAAATGTTATTTCTCCAGTAAATACAGGAGATAAAGTACAGAAATACAATCAACAAATTGATTCAGTCAAAGATAAAAAATCTGTTCCATTAACATCACCAACAGTTGTTAATACTCAACAGGTTAATAATCAAACTCAAAATGCCTTTATGAAAACGTCAATAAGAAATAATGATAGCACCCATAATAGGTATCTAAATTCAGTCTTTAATATATAAGAAAAAAGGGAGCACTAAGCTCCCTTCTTTTTAAACTAGATTAATCTAGTCTTCATTGGCAATACGTTGGAACATAGCCATCATATCGTCATCATCACCATCATTAATCTCTGGGATCTTAGCACTAGGTGCTGGAGCAGAAGTAAATGTAGGTGCTGGTGTTTCAGCAAACTGACGTGGTTGAGCAACAGGAACTGGATCAGCTGCCATTTGTGCAGCAGTTTGAGTTGGAGCTGCATCACCACTCAATACTGATTCAAGTTTAGCTTTTAATTCATCATAAGTCTTGAAGTTTTTACGATCCAAAAATTCTGATAATTTATGTTGTGAATTAACAACTGCTAAAATTTGTTCATCTGAAGGTGCAACTGGTGCTGGTTCAGCAAATACTGACTCATCATAGTTAGGGTAACCTTCAACATTACGCATACGTAGTTTAAAGTTTGCACCTTCCCATAAGTCAAACACATTCACTGGGCGTTCATCTTCAAATGTAGGTTTAGCCTTATTCATAATCTTATCAAAGATTTTCTTGCCATAGCGGAATAAGAATACTTTACCTTCATTTTCTGGGTGTTTAGGGTCAGACACAACCAAAATATTTGAAATGAAACCTAAGCGTCTCTTCTGATCACGCGCTTGTTTACGACCTGGAGAATTATCATCAGTTGATTCATTCCATAGACGAGTATTCAACTCACCTACTGGGTCATTTTCACCAAATGTAGTTAAACTATTTTCAATATACCAACGGCCAGTAGGACCTTTGAAACCATGTGAAAAGATTTTAACCCATGGTAATTCATCACCTTCTACACGAGGTAGAAAACGAATGACTGCTGAACCATTACCTGCTTTATCTTTTTCTAATTTCCAGAAACGATTATCTTCAAATGATCTTTGTTCTGAGGATGGATTGGCGATTTTATCAAAAGCTGAACTGATACTGCCAAAGTCTTGATTGCGCGAATTGCGAAGTGTATTAATGTCCATCGTATTTCCTTTGTATTAACGTTGTATAATTTGTATTGCTATGTATAGGATAATTAATATCCATTACTATTTATAACTCACTTTTATGTGATTCATAAATTTTTTCAAGTTTTTCTTTATCATATGAAAAGAAACCCTTTATCTTTTTAAGTCTTACCATATTATTTTGAAATAACATTGACATAGTAGAATCACTCTGCCAATTATCAATCATATTAGTAAAATCATTTAATATAGATATAGTTTGAGGTTGTATTTGATTTGCCAAATATAGTTTAATTATAAAAGGAATATCATTATTTGTACAATTAATTTTTGATATATTTCCTATGTTATGTTTATCTGCTTCATATAAAATAGTATTAATATCATCTGTAAATGTTTTAGTAATGGATTCCTTAACCTTAATCCATCTAGTAAAATTACTTTCTGCTATAGATTCATTATATAGAAAGTTTGCATTATCATAAGCATAATTAGAAACAATATACTGAATATACTCTTGATCACTATCAAACTTCCTAGATAATTTTTCAAATAGGAAGTGATCATTCCTATTCTTATAGGCATCTAGTGAAACCTTAATATTGCCTCTGTTTTCAAAAACATTATATTTTTCACTAGTAAAATGTAATTTTAATGCTAGATGATATCTATATGCTTTAAACCCGTTCATCGTCTTCGATCTTAATCATGAAACATGTTTTATCTTTAAACTTACGATAAGCCATAGAAAAGAATCCAGGTTCTCTATTTTGTTTTTCAATACGTTTTAGTCTTCTCTTTTCTGCCCGAGAATCTTCTGTTAATTCTAAATACTTATAAACACCATAACCGCCAGTAATTCCAATAAGTCCACATATAGTAACTACAACAAAGGCAATTGCTACATCATCCATTTTAGTTCCATATGCACACCACATATAGAATTGATAAAAACTTTCGATGAACATTCCCAATACTACCATTGCTGCAAGTAGATGTAATGTACCATATACTACATATCTAAAATAATTACAGAAGTTAACCTTTGTTCCAGGATAAACTCGTTCGCTACCAAAGTTTGCTAATTTATAATGCCATGCTGACTGTTTAATCATATATCTAATACTCCACGTTTAGGTAATAAGTTATTTTCGATCATGTTTAATTCGATCTTTGCCTTAAGGTTCTTATTAATTAATGATGATATGTCTTCGGGATCAATAAAGTTTTGTTCACAATATTTTAATACTGCTTCCATGTGAGTCATTCTTTTATCACGTACAATTTCTTCAATGAATAAAGAAAACTCATTAGTATTTTTAAATATTTTACCTTCCATTACAACATCCCCAGATAATAATTAGTCAGTTTTAAATTTTCCTTGGCATCTTGACTTTCCTTATATTTTTCTTTATAAGCAATCCATATAGGAGATTTAGTGTCTTCGGTTGTGTTCATCTGATCAGAGAAAACCTCTAGATATTCCTCAAAGAAGATATCTAGAGTTTCTATGGTTTGATTAAGTTCTTTTTGGATTGATAACAGTTCATCTTTATTACGATGTCGATATGATTCCAAAATTGCATTTTTAATACTCATGATAATATCACCTTTATTATAACATAGTACATATATTATAAATCATAATGTAATTAATGTAAACAACTTTATTCGGTTTCCTTAGTTACTTCCTTGGTTACCTTCTTGGTTACTGGTTTCTTAGGTTTTTCTGGCTTTGAAAATCCATTAGCATCATCATAACGTTTCTGTAACACTTTCATACGGCCTTGCAAACGTTTAATAATCTGTTCATTATCAAACCAAACTTCAACACCGTTTTTAACCTTTGATAACTCATCTTTAGATAAGAAACCTTCATATGCATCATCAAGTAATTTTTCCACTTGAGTTACAGTAAAGTCAGTATGTGATTTAACAGTTGAAGTATTACCAGATGAGCCAAATGAAGCAGTATGGGCCATCATATAAGCATGATTGAATACATGGACTTGAGTACAATACATGGTAATCATTGAAGCTGCAGAGTGAGCTGCACCCATTAAATAGGCTTTAACATCTGCATTTGAACATTGGATAGCAGTAATAATAGCACATGCTGCATCTAAATTACCACCAGGTGAATTAATGTAAAGGTTAATCTGATCTTCAGGACCAGCATTCATTAATAGTGAAATTAGTTCTCTGTAATTAGATGATTCAGTGATTTCATCATCCAAGTATACATCATGAGTTCTTAATATAGTTTCTTGGGTATTAATCTGGACGTGTTTCATTAATCCAGCTAAAATATTTCCTGGATTATCGTCTTTACCTAATTTTGCTACCATAATTAACCCTTCTTATAAAAAATGTGATTTCCAATTTTTGTGGTACGTTTAAGTTTCCATTCAGGATTTACTGAGGTATTGTGATAAAATAATGCACCCTTAGTTTCATCATGAATATCTTTATAATGTAAGAAAGCATATTGTGCTACACTTCTTACATCTTCTAATAACATTCTTTCTTTTGGATTGAATTTATTATTAATTGCTTTTTCTCTTTTAGCATCTTCACACCACCAAGAGAACTGACAGGTTTGTTTAACCTTTTGTTTAACTACTCCACAAACTGTCTTTGGAAAATGAGATGATTTAACTCTTCTCATTGTTACCATGGCTACTGCTAGTTGGCCACGATAAGGTTCTAACCCTGCTTCCCAATAGATATTTTGTGCTAAACATTCTATTTGTTTCTTATCTTTCACTTGTATTATAGGTTCTTTAGGTTCTGGTTTAACTATACTGACAAGTTTGTCAATAAAAGTATGTTCTGAATTAGCAATAGAACTACTTGGTACCAATAACACAGATAATAATATTACTAGGTTTCTCATAAGAGTCTCCTTGTTTTATTGATTATAAGTATATTATATCAAAAAGTTTATTTAATGTACACTATTATTTTTGTGTAAATGACTGACGTAGTTCAACTAATCTTTTAATATATTTACTACGACGTTGCTGGAAAACTTGAGGTAAGTCATCGTCTACTCCTATGATTATTGTTATGTCTGGAACTGTAATACCAAATAGTTCTTCAAACATAACAGAATAAGCAGTGGCCTGTATGAAATAATGTTGAATATCTTCAATACGTTTTGGTTTCTTAGATGTTTTAAAATCAATTACTGATAATAATCCATTATATTCACCAATACAGTCTACAGTTCCTGCCATTCTTAATTGGTCGGAATACAACATGGCTTCTAGAGCATGAATGTTGTCTATTCTATCTACAACAGGTTGCATTGATTTCCAAAAATCATAGTCAAACATATCAACTTCATATGATTCACTTAATAGGAAATTTTCACAGTAACTATGGATTCTAGTTCCGCGATCAGCTGCCTGTTTAGATATATGGTCAGCTACCTCATCACCAACTCTTTTGCGCCATTCTGCAATGTGGTTTTGAGATAACTGTCCAGTGATAGTAGTAACTGAAGGATAACGGTCACCATTAGGTGTTTCATATAACCTTAACTCAGGTGTAGTTATTCTTTTTACTACTGGAAACTCATGACGAATAAAGTTCTTCAATTAGTCTTTCTTATATTTCTTTTTCAAAGTTGGAATCTTACGGCCTTCTTCCAAAGGCTTAATTTTACCATCTTCTTTTTTCTTAGCTGCAGATTTAACTGGTTTCTTTTCAACTTTCTTTACTTCTTGTTTCTTTGCTGTAGGTGCAGCATAAACCGCTTGAGCAAAAATAAATGATGAAAGAGTTAAGCATACAGCTAAACTTAATCTTTTGAACTTAAAATTGAACATTCTTAATTCCTTAAATAAAATTAAATACTATATTTGGATTATTTTTCATAATATTATTCCAAGCTTTAATCCAATATTTTGAATTATTAGTTGGATTATTCTTTATATAATCCCATGTAATTGAATCTATAGTTTCATTATGGTATGAATCAAATCCATATAAATCTAATTCATTAGCACCCAACTCAATAACTTTTTTAGCTGCCATATGTCCAGTAGAAATAAGATCTCTATCTTTAATTAATCCTAGAAACAAATTATTATCTAATAAAAATTGTCTAAGATTAGATCTATCAGTTCTACCCCATGCTTTAATACTAAAATATGCTGGCACTAGAATTAAATTATAGTTTTTTGCCCATAGATCTACAATTTCTTCATCCATAATAACTGTAAAATCTACTACAGTCCATGGAATATTGCACCCTATAATTTTATCATATTTAACTTCAGACGAATAATATAAATTTAAACTAGGGCCATTACCCAATACTGCACATTTCATTAGGCACCAAATACATGTAAAGCGTGTTCGTAATGTTTAATACGATCTTCTAAACCAATAAATCCACCGTTGATTCGCTTAGTCATAGTTTTAATATCACCGGTATCAGCATATGTATTTAATTTATTCTTTTGCCAGAACCATACTGCTGCTAATAGAGATGTAGGAATATGATCAATTAATAGATCAGGATCATTTAATAATGTTTCCGGATCATCAAAATAATCATTAGCAAATGCTCTATAATTATCTTTACCTGTCAATTGAATTGGTCCGCGACCACGATATCTCCAACCGTCTCCACTAGCTTCATTACCATTACCCATACGGTTTGCATAAACCTTATTAGCAATCTTTTCTGGTTGTCGTGCATATGGTTCGGCATCAATTACAGTAGGGAAATACTTCTTAAAAATATTAACCAACCCTTGTGCCGAATAGTTTAAGTTTTCCTTAAGAGTCATAAACCCACCAGACTCATGGCCACATTGCGCAAGAAACGCCGCTACACGCTTAGGTGTATCAATTTCAAAGTCTGGTAGAATATCATTCATTGCTTCTACCCATTCTTTAGCGTTAGGGTTCTTAGGAAATAATTCTTTAAATTGTTCTTCTGTTAATTGCATATAATCCTCCTAAACTTTTATTTATCATTAGTGTCTTCATAATGCATTTTAGCAAGGATATAATCCTTAACTAATGATGAACGAACAATATCATCTGGCGTGAATTCAATTCTAGTAAATGCTGACATATGGTAAGCAATATCAAAGAATTTTAGAATACCAGTAACATCATTCTTTTTCTTATTTAAATCTGTTTGACGATAATCACCACACCAGATAATCTTTGAGCGATAACCAACACGAGTCATAACTGTATCAATTTCTTCGAAGGTCAAATTTTGCATTTCGTCGACAATAATAATAGCATCATCAAATGACATACCACGAATAAAAGACGTTGAAATAAACTCAATATGATGTTGTTCTTCTAATCTATCCCATGCATCTTTACGGCCAAATAATGTTTCACAAATCTGACGATATGGTTGTTGATAGATTTCCATCTTTTCATTAACATCACCAGGTAAGTGACCGATTTCACGAGACTGAACTGCTGAACGAACAACAATAATCTTATTAAATGGATTACCTTTATCTAGTACCTCTTCGATAGCTTTATAAAGAGCACAGAATGTTTTACCTGTACCAGCAACTCCATGTAATGCAACAAAATAATCTCCCATTTTATATGCATCAAAGAATTTCTTTTGATTTTCTGTTAATGGTTGGAAAGTTTTTAAATCATCAATTCTTAATTTCAAATGATTACTAGGTTTCTGTTGTTGGAGTTTATTATCCGCTTCATTCTCAACAACAAGAAGTTGCGGTTTAGCACGTCGCGCCATATATTACCTTTATAGTTGTTTTGTTGTTTGGTTTAATTGACTGCCTGGTGTTTTTTCATGGATACGTTGTAGTACCTCTTTAAACCCTTGGTCGGTTTTACGAACACCTAGTCTGACAGAATCTATTGTTGGTGGTGCTGATGTTATAACAGATTCTATATTTGGATTTTCTTTTAAATAATCTTCTTTCGAAGATATTGACATCATCTTTTCAAAAACTTCACCTGTTTCTTTATTACGAAATTCATACAAAGGCATAATATTCCTTAGTCACTAATATTATTTTATTTATACTATTTTATTCTTATATTTTCGACTTGCCTGAAGATGTTCAATGACTGGTATTCTATTTCCATAGACCTGCATACTAATACCATCAATCCAAATGTATTCTGGTGGTAATTGGGTAATAGAAACGTCACTTTCAATTATAGCTTTTTGTAAAGTCCATTGGTCCCACTGTCTAGGATCTTCATCATTTAATTCTATCCATCGTTCTAATAGTTTAATAACTCTAGTATTATTCTTAAAGTACATAGTACCAGACTGCAAATAATACTCTACATCTTTAATACAAGCATGGTCTGGTAACGTAAACTCACCTGCCAGTTCTTTTGGTAAATAGAAAATACCAATATCATCAATTATAGTATCAAATAAAGATGGGATTTGGTGAATACGTGAATCAGCATCAGTCCAAACAACTGCATCTTCATTTTGTAATTTCTCTAGAATGAACCTAGCTTTCATCTGGGTATTTCGTTCCCAAGATCCAATGCGGTCTTTATATTCAACGATATAGTTAGACATACCCAACTTATTCATTGATTTAATAAGTTGTTTAGCATCCCATTCATAATGACCGGTATAAAAAGAAATTATCTTCATTTAATCCAATCTGGGGTGGGTCTATTTTTCCAAGCAAACATTCTTTGCTTTTCACCATTGTAATAGTTGCGGTAAGATTGAACTGAGTCGCCTAGTACTTTGTACTGATCTGGCATTGCTAATGCAGGTTCTGACATAGGACCAGTGCTTATTCCTGACGGAGGATATGACAACTGATTAAACATAAGACTACTCTCACACTTATGAACTTTTTCATATCGATACGTGTATTCCTTACATAGAGCTACAAATAGTTGATATAACCATAAGTAATTGTCTTTAGAAGTTCTAGCCCATATTGCACAAGGGTGATTAACGTGTGTTGCATCATACAAAATAGATTGACGATGATCTGGAAGGTGCCAGACGCGTTTTCTACGATTAGATTGAGATATTGTTGTTGTCTCTATTCCATCAACAATACGATGAGCTGTAGACAAGAGTTGTGCAGACTCTAAAATCATCTTAACACAATGCTTGTCTACATGATATTGTGCAGCAATTGCTGGACTGCGGTCTAGAATAAAGATATTCACTTGCCGCAAGCTTTCAAGAATTTGCGGCGCTCATAGTCAATAGCAATAAGCAATCCCATTAAAACTGTGATAAGAATACCTGCTAGAACCATTGGTGAAAAGTTTGCAACAATCCAAAGCAATAAATTAACCACAATAACAGCAAAGATTGCAATACCAAAAATAGTTACTACTGATTTACCAAGTAAATTATAATCCATTTTTCACCTCTTTATATATCATCATTAATTTTTGGATTGTATCATATACATCTTTATGTAGAATAGCATATCCACCAGCAGCTGTAAATGATTCAATAACATCTTCAGTATCATCAATCAATACTGAATTCTTATCAGCATAGTTTTTCTTTTTAGATCTACCAGCAACAATATTAGCCTTATATGTAATATCATGATCTTTAAGCCACTTAGTTTTTTGTGCTGTTACACTATCATGATACTTAGTACCACCAGATGAAGATAATATTTCAACCTTAACATCTGGGTCAGTTGCTAGTTGTGCTACAACTTTAAGTAATAGTTCAGCACCTGGCCAATAATCTAATTTTTCAAAACTGTTACTTAGTACAAATTTATCCCACATATTATCTGTACCCTTACTATCACGTCTAGCAAGAGAAGGTGGCATACCGTTAACTTTGACATATTCTTTATCAAAGTTTGTTAATACACCATCCATGTCTAAGTAAATTTTAAGCATTATAGATATTTTTCCAATTCAGGTCTAAAGAAATTAGCACCTTTTAATACTTTACCATCTTCACGTTTGATTGGTTTACCAGTTTCAGGGTCAAGTTTTGACATATTACTACGAGCAACTTCATCAAACGCACCCCCAATATCCCAACCACGAGATTTAGCATATCCAACCAGTACCCAAATTAGGTCACATACTGCATCTAATTGTTCAACATTATCTTTTTCAAAATAAGCTTGAAGGAATTCTGCAAACTCTTCTGATACTAATTTTGCATATAAAACACGTTGTTTATCATTATCTGAGTCAACCGTTTGATCAAATGCTACTAAAAAATCTTCTACTTGTTTAAATGGGTGTTCGTATTTCACTTATGTTCCTTTTGATTTAATAGTATAATTATATCACAGTTTGTATTTAATGTAAACAACTATTTTTCTTTAGTTTCAGTTTTAATAAACCCAGTTCCTTCAAGTAGTTTCCTAGTGATCTTTTTATAAAGTTTATCTAGTTTTTGGTCTTTAATAGCAATTAATAGTTTTGCTTCTTTAGGGTGAACTGCTTCTAATAAACTAATAAACAATTGTTCTTTACGGATTGGTTTAAGATCTTTACGTAGGTACACATAAAACTTTTTAGTTTCCATACGTAAGTTTGCTGGTGCCATACCAAAATCTGGTGCACCATCTGGTTTAAATGGGGGATCACCAGCTGGTAGATCCATTTTCTTATCTTTATCAAATGCGTATTCAAATACATAACGTAATGCTTGATCATCTTTATAAGAATTAATCTTCTTTACATCATCATTAATTTCATCTAAAATTTCTGTTAAAAATTTTGCCATATTAAAAGTCCTCTAGGTCATCCAACAATAGTCGGCATTGGTGTTTAATCAAATAGTTCATAATAGAATTTCTGTCACCCTTAGGTGTAGAATTCTGATATGTACTTATGATAGAATTATAAAGTGTTTCTGGTATAGATTCAAAGTTAACTAACATTTGATTACGTTGATAGTTCCTACGTTCATCATCATTTTTACAAGCATCAATTCCTTTTTCAAAGAATTCAACTAGACGTTTAGATGAAATAGGTTTTTGACGTTCTTTATCAATGAATGTATTATCAGCTGAAAGGATATTAGGAATGCCGTCACCGGTATCACCTTTAACAATATGTTGGATAGTATATTCTCTAACATCTTTTGCTGAACCTTGCACAAATTTCTTTTGCATAGGCGACCACTGTCTAACATTATCATATTTCTGTAATTGGATAAAGTCTTTATCTGATGATACAATCAATACCTTTTGTTTTGCATCATATAACCCATCTTGTGTTAACTCATTATCCTGGGTATATTTTGTTAGACAAGCAATAACATCATCTGCTTCTGCTGTATCAACATGAATAACTTTATATGGGAAATGATCAATTAAGTCTTGGCGTAGTTCTGATAGAGTTTCAAAAATAGTTTTCCAATCAAGGTCAGATTTTTCTCTATGAGCTTTACGACCTGCCTTATAAGGAGCAAAAGCAGTACGACGCCAGTAATTTTGGCCATCACATGCAACAACTAGTTGACCATATTCTTTACTATATTTCTTTTTATAAGATTTAATAGTTGATAATGTTGTATGACGGATTAAGTTTTTAATCTCTTCTGGAGACTGTCGTTTAATGTCATTCTGAAATGGTAATATATTGCTAAGTGCAATTTGACTATAATCTAGGATAATCATTTTAAATCCTCAATTTTAATACCACTGAATCCCATACCACCTGCATCATTAACTGATGCAGAACAAATAATTTCTGGTTTGGTACCTGGCCAAGTTGGACTTGTAACCCAAGGTGCGGGTGTTACATATGGGCCAATTGGGTTAATCATTGGGTTTACTGGACCGCGGTAAGGTTCTGCAACGCCTGGACCAAGCGGATAAGGTTGTCTATCAGGTGTTATCTTTTTAAAAACTGTAGCAAGATGATCCTTAATGATAGTCCATTCCTGCGTAGTAGGTGCAGAGTTATGAATTTCTGCAAAGCCTTGTAACCAATAAGCAAATTGTTCTGGTGTCATTTCTTATCCTTTTTAGCCTTCTTAGGCTTAGTCTTTTTGGGTGTAATGATTACCTTTACGTCATATCCATAATATGGATCAGCAAACCTATTACATAACGGATTAGTCATTTAATCTCCCATTATAGCTCTAATATCTGTGGTGTTATACATTGCCACAGTGTGTTTACGCTTATTAACTCCATCAGAAGACCACGATATTTTATAAAACATTAACCACCCAGAAGATGTTGTTTCATATTCATCAGCTTCAAAGCTATCTTCAAAACATGAAGCACCAATACCAAATTGTACTTTCCATTTAGACATTATAATACCCTCACTAAGATAGTATCAGCATTAATTCGACCATTCATTTTGGTATTGATAGTAGTCAATGTTGACAATAGTTTATTGAGAACGATCTTACCACCTTCTAGTACCTTAGGTAAGACGTCTGCCGGTTTACGTAAACCGTTTTGAGAACTTGTTTCAGGATCCCATCCAAGAATTGATGAACCCTTAACACTAAACCCTGCTGGTCCACTGGAATAGTAAACTCCAAGTTTCTTATTCTTAGTATTATATACCCATAATTGTTGCGCACCTACAATTTTAGTTGGGTGCACTGATTTAAGTCCAAGTTCAGTAAATTCCAATAAGTATTTTAGTTTTTCAACTTGTTTTGCTGGTGGTTTAGCTTTCTTAACTCGAGGTGCACGAGCAGATTTAGCTGCAAGTGAAGCATTTGTACAATCCTCAATAATAGATGCAATAAAGTCTCTAAAACGTTTCAGTTCAGTTTTAGTCAAGAATGAATATGCTTCAACTAATTGTTCATCCTTACCTACCATTGCTTCATCAAGTTCAGATAAAGTTGATTTATAATATTCACCAATACGTTTAGCTACGGCACCAGAAATTCCATTAGAAGATAAGAATGTTTTAGTGGAAAAGTCAGACTTCTTGTTCTTAAAGAAAGCATCAATAGCATAGTCAATCTCTTCAGATTGTTTTCTTGCTGATTCAATGACACGTTGCTCAACAGATATTACTGGAGCTTTTGGTGTAGTGTCTTCAACTTGAACAGCTGCTTGTTTAGCTTTATACTTCTCGAACAAGAAGTCCAACTTTGACTGAATACGTGAATTATCTTCATCAGATAAGTATTCACCTTTGTTTTTAATTGTAAGTAAAGAACCTAATGTCATAAATTCATAATCTGGTGCATTTGATAATACATCATAATATGGTTTATTGTTTTTCTTTAGATAATTCATTACAGTTTTAACACGTTCTTTGTTTTCCATATTAGCATTATAATAACACAATGCAACCATCAAATCAATACGATAGTTTTCTTGTGTTACTACTGGCGCGCCACCACCTGCTAATTTTTCCTGTGCACGTTCAACACGTGCACGTTTCTTTTCCATTTGAAATTCTGATGCCATAATTTAGTCCTTAATTTTTGACTTGATGTGTTATTATATATCATGCCTTAATTAAAGTAAACATATTTTTAATTTGATGATCCAGTAACAGTTTCATAAAGAGTTTCAAACTCATCTGCTTCTGCTACTTCTTCTTGGAATGAATTTTTGTGGTAAACTTTAATCATCTTATTAATTGTTTTCTTTGGGATTTTGTAAGCATCATTTAAATCGGCAATGATATTTTTAACTAAGTCTCGCTCAGCATCAATACGAATAAAGCTATTAGAAGCTTCTTGCATTGCATCTTTAATTTTCTTACGGTCTTGATCAAGTAATTGCATTATATATCTCCTTAGATTGGTCGTTGAATACGAGGGACTTCAAACCATGGGTCTGAATATTGAATGTTTCCATACTGGTCATGAATATTTCTTTGTGTTTCCAGTCTGGATTTTACTACTTTATTATTAGAATCTATGTATTCTACCACAACAAAAGAATATGATATACCTTGAGGGATCCATAACTCTGCAGTTTGAATAGAGTTTGGTGGCATATTGATTATATGCTTTTGTGTTGGTATTGTATAGTTCATATAAATTCCATAATAAATTGGTGTCCCGCCAGGGATTCGAACCCTGCCTCCCGCGTTATGAGCACGGCACTCTCAACCTAGTGAGTTATCAGGACAATGTTTGGAGCGGGTAACGGGGTTCGAACCCGTGACAACAGTTTGGAAGACTGTAATGTTACCACTACACCATACCCGCAATAACAGACAAAGAAAAGTAAGTAAAAAGCAGGACAATGTGCATAGAATAACTCTAGACAACCTGCAACCTACAATATGCAAAACCCTCATATACCCAGTAGCAATAGACAAATAGTATGTTTAACTGGAACACGAAGAACGTTTTCAGGACGTTATTAGCTGTGGGAGCTAAAATTAGTCATCGGTAATAGGAACTAGGTTCCATATCATCGATAGATGCTCTTTCCTTTTTCTTTCCTTCATCTGGGTAGATTTTATAAGTAAACCTACCAGAAAAACTTAAATCAAATCTTCACCCTGTAGGATTGCCACTACTTCTGTAGGCAATTCAATTTCAGTTTTGATATTTAATTCCAAGACTTTATCTTGAAGCTTTTGTTTCTCTTTCTTCAATTTTAAGATTGTAGCTTTAAATGCTTTGAAAGCGTCATCACTGAAAACACCAGTGCTTACTTCTTCATCACGACTATACACAGAACGAATATTGTCCTTTGGTGTAGTCTTGATCTTCTCAAGTTTACCTTTTAATACATCCAATGCTACTCGTTTTGGTGTAGTAACTAGATGATTATTTAAAGCAATCATCTTTTCGTTATGGGCGATTTGTGTTAACAAACCATCGATTTCTGCCGCATTAGCTTGACCAACCAAACCACGGATTGTATATAGTGCCAAGTTTAGATCTACTTGACGATTAACTTCATTGAAGATCAATTCATTTGCTTGATCAATCTTAGTTACTACATCTTCAAACTCTGTAATGGTTACAGTTGGTTCTAAACGGATACCACGAAGAGTTTCGTTGATATTTTGTTGTAGTGCATTAGCTTTTCTCAATGTAATCTTCATTATTTCTCCACTTTCACACATGTAAATTTAATAACTTTAGTTGTCATTTTCGCCATCTTCTGCGATTCCGTGCCTGCTGCTATACACTCTTGTTGCGATTTAAATCCTTCAACACGAGTAAGTGCCATTGAATCGTTGTCAGTCATCATACCAGCGTGTGCAAACAAAATTAAAGTCCAAAACATAATTATACCTCACTTGTCAATAATTACTTTATAATAACTTTTAGCTAAACTGTTATAAACGATAATACCTTCAACTCTCATAAATCCAGGAGATGCAAAAGAACCTTTTGTCTTTAATGTTTCCAATGCTTCTTCGATCGTACCTTCAATCATTGGAACTACATGACAACAATCTGGTTTAACTTGACCTTCTGTGTTCCAACGAGCAGTATTAAACAGACTAAATCGCTTTTCTTTCATATCATAATTACGTTGAATTCCAAGACCCCACCATTCACCGTAGTGATGACCATGTCCCAGTTTCATTAGATCTTCTTTATTATCATATGCCCATCGAGCAAATCCGTAGTTATCGTCATCTGGGGTGATAATCCTAGAGCGAGATTGACATCCAAAGTTACCTTCTTCATCAATTATGATACAAGCATTAGTACCATCAATCTTTTCTGTGATAAAGATCTTCTCATTATACAGTCTTGGAATTTTTGGCCATGCTTTAAATTCAATAGTCATAATAACACTCCCATAATATGGTGTCCCGAGAGGGAGTCGAACCCCCAACCTACGGAGTAGAAATCCGTGGCTCTATCCAATTGAGCTATCAGGACGTAATTTTTAACTTAATGTAATTATAACACAAACTATAATTAATGTACAATATTATTTTTAGATAATTCAATTAATAATTGAATTTCTTTATCTAAAGCATCTTTATAAAGTTTAGCATACTTATCTTGTAATGCTTTATAATACTTGATATTAGATTTAATCATTTGTTCTGACATATTATGCCCTAGCTAATTGTAAAAATTCTTAACTCTATATTCATTAAACCTAGATATAATACCTTTATTCACATTATAAGTAAATGTGATTTTCCCAAAACCTTTGGCAGTACGAGTAACATTATTTTCCCAAAATGATTTTGGTAAAAAGTAATAAAGTAATTCTGCTTTATGTGGGTTCCAAATAACTACTCTTAAAGCACCCATTTTACCACTAACATTAGTGATTTCACCACAATAACTACTACCAGCTTTTGAAGGGTTGATAGATATACTAGCAGTTTTACTATCACTTAAATCAGAAAAGTCAAAGTGAGCCTTATCAACCCATTCATACCCACCAACATTGGCCAGTGATTCTTCAACTAACCTTTCAACTTTAAAATCCATATAATTAGAAATAATATCTTTTTTCTTATAATTATTTCTTTTATATCTTTTATGGTATTTAACTATAATTTCTGTAGCAATTGCATGTTCTTTACACTTATACATAACAACCCTTATTGATTTAATAAAGTCATTATACCACAAGTTTTAATTAATGTAAACAATTAAATTAATATAGCCCAAATTAATATTAAACTACCTATTAGTTGGAAAAACCAAAGTTCTGTTAGTATCATTAAAAATCTCCTTTATTAAATATTTAATAACTAAAAGAGATTTTTAACAAAAATTTAACAATTCTTATGCAGCATACCTAGAGTATTTTGGAAGCTTAGCTTTAAGGTATTCCATTTGGTCAGCTATAACATTTCTATTCTGTAGAATAAAGTGTTCCCATCTACATGGTCTGTATGGTACAAACAATAGATGCATATCAGCTTCTTCTGGTGTTTTATTAGCTTTTCTCATATTACATGTTTTACATGCAGTTACTGAGTTAACCCAATCATTAGAACCACCACGACTTCTTGGATGAACATGGTCTCTAGTTAATTCTGATGGAGCATATTCTGACCCACAGTATGCACATAGATGATGATCTCTACGGAATAACAAGTAGTTACCATGTGTATTGATAGTAGCTCTTTCGTACGATCTTTTAGTTTCACCTTTTACAGCAATGATAGGTTTAACCGCAATAGTAGATTGTTCGCCACTGTTTTGAAAGCCACCATGGAACGTTTGTAAGTCTTCACCTAGATCCCACACTACTTTATTTGATGCATAGTAATGTACGGCTTCTTCAGCTGTCAACCACTTAAAGGGTTGTCCTGATATATCTAGTCCAAGAATTCTTAGTTCCATGATAACCTCTGTTAATAATTTCTATTTATTACCAACCGTATTCAGCTTTTAGTTTATCAAATTTAACCCGGTCAGCTTTTTCTTTCTTTTCTTTCTTAATTCTATCTGCTTCTTTTTCTTCTAATGTTGCTTCACGTTCTACTTCAATAAGAAAATTAACACCTTCCCATTCATATTCTATTACTAATTTAGCATCGGAATTAAATGTTGCAATTAGACCATCAATATAGTCTTTAGCCTTTTCTAATGTTAATCCATCTAAATCATCACCCCAAGAAAGGCGTTTTAATTCAAAATATTTACTCATGATATATCCTTAAACACACTATCCTTTAATGGTATAGTAATAAATTTACGATAACGTTTATCTAATTTTTGTTTATTACTATAATAAATTGGATCACCTTCACCCCATTTTTGATATGCTATGGGTCTAGAACCTTCCATTAGATATATGTGATTTGGTTGACGAAAATCAACTTTCCACACTGTAACTTCTTTAATAACTTCTAAAGACATATTATTCCTTTAATTTATATGTACATTATAACACATATATTAATTAAAGTAAACAATTATTTGGTGCAGGAAGAGGGACTTGAACCCTCATGGGACTTTATTCCCGACAGATTTTAAGTCTGTTGTGTATACCAATTCCACCACACCTGCATTGTAATATTAATGTTACATATGTTTATGTAATGTAACATTAATAAATCATTGGTACTCCTGCTGAGATTCGAACTCAGATGAACCAATTATCTGTTGCTTACGGATATAAATCCGCCGTTTTACCATTAAACTACAGGAGTGTTGGTGGTAATGAGTGGACTTGAACCACTAACAAACACCTTATGAGGGTGGTGGACTACCATTGTCCTACATTACCAGTTTCTTCTTTGTATAATTCTTCGACTTGCTCTTTAGTGTCTAGAGAATTATAACTTTCAATATCTTTTCTCATTAATTCCATGTTGTATTTGTCTCTGAAGTCTTGACACTCACAACATCCACAAGATAACAGTTTATGTTTCTTGCCATTCATTTTTACGTTACCTATATTTCCTGGAAGAGACTTCATTTAATATAATCTATTCTCTACAGGTTTATCTTCTAAATACTCTCGCCATTCTTCAGCGAAACTGCAATTATCACCACATCCTCTGAACATAGGTGCTATGTCTTCATCTCTATTACCTGCTAAACCACAACCAACTCTAGTGACAAAGAATTGTTTAGTTGGATGCAGCTGAGTGTAGTTAACGAAATGTATAACAAATTGATTAATCTTATCTAAAGATAAACATTCAAATTCCATGTCTTTTGTTGGTATGGCATAACTGTGGTTACATGGTCCAGATGGAACATCATAAGATGCACCATAATACATTTTTGCTGCCAATGCAGCGCCAGCGACATGAATAGCAGCTAGATTAGAACCGAACACAAATATATGACCAAATAAAGGTCTGCTACCATCTTTATGAAATTTCATTTAAAATACCTCAACCAAGTATTGGTCCATTTAAAGTAAGACCGTTTCCAGTATTTAATCACATACCAAGAATTAAATTCTTTCCATCGTCTTGGAACATTTAAACCATAATGCAGTTTACTATATCCATAGCAATAACTGCACGTGCAATCTTCTTTATGGGTTTCATTAATAATCATAATATATCCTTAATTGGGGTGATATACGAGATTCGAACTCGTCCTATAAGGTTCACAGCCTAATATGCTAACCACTACATTAATATCACCATTGATGATGCGCTCCCCCTTCTCGGATTGCAACGTATATGAGCTTCACGTACTCATATTCCCATACAACGTCTACAGGCATAAGCGCCTACCCCTGTAAATTCTGGCTACCCGTGACGGTGACGATCCGCCGACTAAAGTTTTGGAGACTCTCGTTTTACCAACTTAAACTAACGGGTAATATTCTTACACTTATTAAAGTGATGTCTATTCATTGCATTTTCTCCACCTACTTTACCGCAATGAGGACATTCAACTTGCTTTTGTTTAAATCCTTTTAAAGATTCACTAATTTGTTTCTTATGGTCTTCAGATTTTGGTTTTAATATTCCACCAATTTTTTGGTAATAATCTTCACCATATTTTTGTTTCATTGTAGAAGCACCTTTAATATGAGCTTCCTTTGTCCACCCTTTAGATAAATTTTTCATAGCTAAATCTGGATGAAGCTCATGGCATCTTTTGCCCATTTTACTTCTATCTTCAAAAGTTTTTTTAGAATTTAGATAATCAAATCCACCAAAACCTCCTCGTCTAAGATTATAAGTATCTTCTCTAAGAATAAATTCCTCATTGACTACTTCTTTTTCTCTTAGAAACATTTGATCTTGATTATCAAAAAATTCTAATATTTCCTTTTTAAAGTTATCATTGCCATACTTTTTAATAGCATCTTTAATAACTTTTCCAGATCCCATATATCCATCATTCAAATCTTTAGTTTTATGGACACCTATGTAAATCTTATCATTCACTAAGTTTGTTATTTTATATAAGTAGTAAATCATTTTTGATCCTCCTACTTATATTTATAAAATGTGAAACTTCTGTGCTACCGTAACACTTACCCGGAATAAAACTGGAGGATAGAGTCGGATTCGAACCGACGATCTTACTGGTTTGCAATCAGTTCCCTTAGGCCTCTCGGGCATCTATCCAAATAATAAATCACCTGCTTCTTTTGGGAATGTTGAACCCCAATCCATGATCCATTGGATGTCTTCTTCCTCATTGTGCCCTTTTTCTTCACCAGGAAAAGAACCAATGTAGTATTTGATTCCATCATAATTGTCATTTACTTTTACGATGCCTACATTACCGTGACCAGCACAATACCATTTAACATCTACAAATTCAGTCATAATCTATTCCTTATCTATAGGAAATAATTCCTTAAATTTCTCTGTCATAATTTCAACTAATTTAGGATCTCTGTAACTGAATTCATCTTCAATTTCTAAATTATGGATTGGTGTAAATTCAAACTCATGCATACCTAATTGAGTTTCATTGAACATCTTATTCTGCATATCCATAATGTATTTCCATTGAAACTGATCCATCACTAGAATAACATCTGCCCATGCAACTAGTGCTTCTGTTACTGGAACAATAGCATATTCCTCACTGGTTCCCGCACATCTAGTATTAAAGTTCCAAGGTTCGGAACTAAGGATATGAGCAGCGGTAGGACTACGAAGACAACCAGCGCTACACACAGTAAGCACCTTTCTATGTTTTCCTTGGTAAACATTAAAAATAACTCCTAATTGATTTCTTTTAATCATTTGACACTTCTTTATATAAAGATTGATAATACATTGCTGTTGTATGTTGTATTGTTACAGTCATTCCGCCATTAAGTCTCCATCCAGCTGAAAGATAACTATTTACCTCTCGTTGGAATGTGATCATATCATTTTCTTTAATCACTTTATATATTTGTGTCATTTTATATTCTCTAAATAAAAATTTCTAATACAATCTGGTAAATTTGTTGGTGTTGCAGAATTACAAATAACTATTTGATGTATAATATCTATAATGTATGGATGTTGTTTCCAGTTACCATAAAATACACCATGAACATCTCTACAACCTTTTAAAGTTATAGGTTGAGCAACATAAATTATATCACTAATCCTATAATGTTCACCATAGTTGGCAACTTCCTTAAGAGTTTTATTTCTATATACCATAAACTCTGCTTTATTACCAGTAACTACGAATATCTTTCCGCCGTATTTGTATTTCATTCTTTAATTAATTTTTTAACAGTTCCATCTGCCATATAGATATAGCAATAAACTTCACCAATTTTTCCCCAATTTTCGTAATATTCTTCAGCTGGGGTACTATAAATTAATGGGGGTTGCGGTGCCCTCACAGGCAGTAGTCCAACGATCACCACAACAAGGACAATCTATTTCTTCTTCACAACCATTAAAATAGATACCAATTTCTTGTGCTTTATCATCTGCTTGTTCTGCAGTTTTTGCTTCAATAATAACAGTATGAGCCACTGAATCACCTACTGCAAAATTACCACCAGAATTGTTTTGATGATATGTAAAAACATATTATAATTCCTTTATCAATTTATAAGTACATTATATCATAAGATTTAATTAATGTAAACAAATATTTTTGGTGGATCCCCTCGGTTTCGATCCGAGCTTTCAAGCTTTTCAGACTTGCACCATCACCAGATTGGTCTGAGATCCATTATATGGTACTCGGTGTAAGGATTGAACTTACGACCTTCGCCTTGTAAGGGCGCTGCTGCTACCGCTGAGCTAACCGAGTATAACTGGCACCCTCTGTAGGACTTGAACCTACAACCTACGGCTTCGTAGACCGTTGCACTAATCCATTGTGCTAAGAGGGTATAACTTGTTTTATCTTTCTACCTTTATTCCAACCATCTGGAATAATATCTTCTTTTTTAATCTTTTTATTCACTAAACCATTATTAATCCACATAGTACCATACTGTGAATTTTTTTCACCAGATTGATTTATAGAATTCTTTTCACCGATTTTTTGTTTAGTTTCATCTGTATGTGTTTTACCTGTAAATGTATTATACTTAATTTTTCCATCTAAATGTTTTTGTTTCATTTGTCTAGATGCAAATGGATTCTCTTTACCTTTATTCTTAAATCCACCTCGTTGCAATTGTTCTTTTGACTTAGTTGAATTATTTAAACCAGTTTCATTTAAATAATCCCATCCACCAAATCCACCTATTTTTAAGTTATACGTATTTGCTGATGCTAAAAAATCTTCATTAACTATTTCAGCTTCTTTAGCATACATTTCTTCAGGTGTTTGAAATACGTGTAGAATTTCTTTTTCAAAATATTCTAATCCATATTTTTCTTGAGCATATTTCAGATATTTACCTGAACCTATATAATTGTCATCAAGATCTTTGGTCTTATGGCTTCCAATATAGAATTTGCCATCAATCTTGTTTGTTATTTTATAAATTGTAAAGTACATAGTTTTCTCCTATATACTCTATTTATAAAAGTTCGAGTCTTGACATCAACTCAAGGGCGCCTCGTAGGAGAATCGAACTCCTCTGTTCCACTAGACAGGCGGACATAATAAACCACTATATCAACGAGGCATTTAAACTGGAGCCCTTGCCCGGACTTGCGCCGGGTTATCCTGCTTACAAGGCAGGCACATCACTGTTTATGTTTCAAGGGCAAAACTGGTAGTTCATATAGGTAATGCTCCTATGTCTTACGATTATCAGTCGTATGCTCTACTTTTGAGCTAATGAACTATATTCTTCAATATACTTTTTCAAACTCGAACTAAATGTCTCTCAGGTAGGACTCGAACCTACATCGTCTACGCCCCAAACGTAGTGACCAACCTCTGGCCCACTGAGAGTATTCTGGCTGTGGTACTAGGAATCGAACCTAGCTCTATACTGATTAACAGTCAGTCGCTTACACCTTGCTTGCTCTACCACAATTGTTCTTGAAAGTTCCGATATCACCCATCGTCACTTACAACCGTTGACCATAGTATCCTATGATGTTTGCTCTGGTGCCCTCAGCGGGAGTCGAACCCGCAAAATTTAGTTTCTAAGACTAACATGTATCCCAATTCCATCACAAGGGCAAATCTGGCGGAAGTTTAGGGAATCGAACCCTCGGCCCTTATAGGCTCCTAAAGTTTAGCAAACTTCGCTAGTTTCCCAGACTAGATAAACTTCCAATTGAGCGGTTTCCTGTACTCTCCTAACCTCGAATACATAATGTTACAGGTTTCTCTCAAACTGTTTCTTATAATATACAAAACATATAGTTTGTAAACTATAAGATACATAAAACTGGCGGAAGGAGGGCAGAATCGAACTCCTGGCCTTTTCAGGCTCGCGCTGCTTTCAAAACAGCCGTAACATCCCCGGTTACATCACCTTCCATTTAAAACTTGGCAGCGGTTGATGGTTACGATCCATCTTACCTACTTTCAAAGAGTAGTATCTGAGCCATTCGATTTAACCGCTATAAAACTTGGTAGGAGCACAGGGAATCAAACCCTGATAGACTGGTTAAAAGCCAGATGTAATAAGTCGTTATACTATACTCCTAAAACTAAAACTGGTTTGGACTCGCACCAAACTTCACTTGATCTACAAGTCGGGTTTATCTATAATAGAAATCGCTCGAGGTATCTATTATCCTTATTCCCTAGCATCACGTCAGAATGCTTCAGTCTTAAAAATAAGATGCGGTAAGGAATTGAACCTTGTCATCTAGTTTTCATAATCTGTCACTAACCGCGATTAGCAAGGATTATGGCTGCAGCCTAGATTAGTACCAAACTCCGCAAATACTTGGTGCGTGGTGTAGGGATCGAACCTACTATGCCAGGGGCGTCTGATTTACAGTCAGGTGTCATACCATTATGACCTACCACGCATAATAACTATATCACGGAAACCTCCGAACCATCGTAGGGATCAGCTAATGGGAATTGAACCCTAAGAAGTCTCCTCGATATAGTTACTACCATATAGAAACACACTAGACTAGGATTCGAACCTAGACATTGCTACGGTTTATTTCAACTGGTTTAAGCCTCCAGTCCAGCCGTCGCGGTATACCCAATTCCCACGCACCCAATGTGTTTTTATATGGTCTGTAATGTTGACTACCTTGATGGCCTACAGTCACGTCCGTCCATCCGCTTCCAGGTCGCTACTAACGTGGGTAATTAATCCACACTTTTGCCATTACACTACCATATATGGTTCTGCCGACCAAGCAGTAAAGCAATAAGGTTTAGGCGAACACTCCTGGTGGTCTAGACCAGGCACCATAGTCTTACTAACTTTTACCATATAAAAACACACTGGTAGGATTGCCACTCGGTGTATCCTACGTACAACTAAAATCGAGTGCAGTACAATGTGCTTTTATATGGTGCCTAGTGTTGCTAGGCTGGGGAGCCATCCCGGTCCTCAGAACTTAATCGATTCGTTCCTACATACCACCCCGTTCAACCATATTAAAACATACTCAATATTTTCTATGTCTGACAACATAGATTTTCGCAAAGTGTCAGCTTCACCGAATAAGACTCTGCGCATTGCAGATATCCTATCCGTCAAATATGTTTTAATATGGTGTTCCGTATGGGTATCGATCCCATCTAGCTACCTTGAAAGGGTAGTGACCTCACCTGAAGTCGAACGGAACATAATAAAATATAAATTTTTAAAGAGCAATTAATTTAACACATCAATTAATTTAATAAAGTCATTATAACATAATTATTAATTAATGTAAAGTGTTTTTAAAACTATTTTGTAACTTTTTGTATTTCTAAAACAAAAAACCCGAGGTGTTTAATCTCGGGTTTGGTAAAATTCTTTTATTACTTAAACTTTAACTAACCCGTGTCCTTGGTTTATAATCCCATGAACCTACAAACTCATTGCGCGGAGCAATATTCATCGTCGCTAAATTACTTAGCTGCGAGTGGCAAGTTCCGAGTTGTTGTATTAGTTTAGTCATAAAATTATTTATACAAAATTTCCGATGATTTTACATTATTTTAAAAATATTTTTAAGATAGTAGATTGGATGCTCCATATATGGCATCAACCTGTAAGTTAACTTGAGGATCCAATATTACAGTATTGGTAAATCTCTTGTCAATCTACTATCTTAAACTGGTAGCGGGTGTTGGATTCGAACCAACGATCTTCAGCTTATGAGGCTAACAGGATAGACCCCTTCCCCAACCCGCAACTTGTAAGTACTCGTGTTATATAACACTTTCCTAATTCTTTAATCTACTTCTACTTTTTTATCTCGTTCTTTAGGTTGACGTTTCTTTAATTCTTCACGAGAAGCTTCAGCTTCAATCATAACCTTTTTATAAACTCTACGTTGTTCTTTATCTGTAATAGAAGCAAGAATACGTTTAGTTGGTTTACTTAAATTAAAGTTCTTATCAGTTTTCATATCAGTCCTAAAAATTTATTTATATGTAATTATATACAAAATTGAATTAAATGTAAAATTATTTTTTAATATCTTTTCTACCAGCTAAAATGCTTAGTGTTAATAGAAACCACCATGGGTTCCAATTTTGCCAACCTACTAGATAGGCAGTACCTACTAATAAAATTAAATTATAAATCATTGCTAATACTATCATTGTTCTATCCCAAAGTGTTCTCTAATAAATTCAGCATATCCGTATGGAACTTCTCTACAGCACTCATTAATAATTAATTCAGCAAATTTTTCAGTAAATAAATCATTAAACCTAGCAATTCCACCAATATCGCTATCTGCAAGTTCATTGGCCGCATAATCTAATGCTTGTTTTTGTAGTTTGTAAATAACTGGTCTAATTTTCATTAGTTAATCCCTACAATCTTACCATCAATAACATCAATAGATTCTGCCGAAGGTTCTTCTGGTAACCCAGGCAATGTAATAACCTTACCTAGTTTAACTACAATATATCCAGCACCAGCTTTTAATTCTACTCCGTCAACCCATATGATACCATCATCCGATGGATCCATTTTCTTTGGAGTTTTAGAAATACATACTGGTAAATCAGGGTGTGCTTCTTGCCAATCTCTTAACTTAAGTTGTACATTTAATGGAAACAATACTTGTTTAATGCCATAAACTTTGGTACAAATCTTTTGAATCTTTTCAATATAATGATCATTTAGATCATAAAGATAACGCTGTTTCTGCGTGCCATGTATCTTAACAGTATTAACCACTGAATTAGCTAAATCAAGCGCACCTTCGGATCCATTAGCCCAATGTGTTGATACCACACAGTCATCTGCTAGTTTTTTAGCATATTCTTGGATCATATCTAATTCAGCTTGTTGATCATCTGAGAATTTATTAATACATACAACTACAGGAAGCCCAAAATTATCTTTAATATTATTAATATGTTCTCCAAGATGAGGAACCCCCGACATCAAATTGCCATTACCATGATGTCTTAAAGCTCTAACAGTTGCTACAATAACTACAATATCAGGATTAAGTTGTGACATTCTACGTTTGATACTTAAGAACTTTTCAGCACCCAATTCAGAAGCAAATCCTGCTTCAGTAACTACCCAATCACCAAGTTTCATAGCCAAATCAGTAGATACAACTGAATTACATCCGTGTGCTATATTAGCAAATGGACCACCATGCACAAATGCTGGATTGTTTTCTAATGTTTGTACTAAGTTAGGCTTAAATGCTTCAACTAATAATGCCGTCATAGCTCCAACAGCTTTTAAATCTTGTGCTGTAACTTCTTTACCTTCATAATCTGTACCAATAACAATCTTACTCAATCGCCATTTAAGATTATCTAAATCTTTTGCTAAACATAAAATTGCCATGACTTCTGAAGCCACAACAATATCAAATCTGTCACGCAGCGAGCGGTCGTTCATATCAATTACATGGCGCCATGTTACTCTGTCAATATTTAGACTGTTACCTTGCCAAATATGATTTTCAACCATAGCTGCTAGTAAGTTATGAGCGGCCGCTATCGCTGCGAAGTCACCCGTAAAGTGGAGATTAATTTTATCTGAAGGTGCTACCTGAGAGTAACCTCCACCAGTTGCTCCACCTTTGATGCCAAAAACTGGGCCCATTGCAGGTTCACGTAAACATACAATAGATTTATGTCCTAATTCACATAGTGCATCTGATAAACCAATAGTAGTAGTTGTTTTACCTTCTCCAGCGGGAGTAGGATTAATTGCTGTAACTAAAACTAATTTAGCTTTTCTAGGTCTATCCTTGAAATATTCATAATCAACTTTAGCAATATATCTAGTATAGAATTCAACATCCCATATACCAATATCTTCAGCTACATTAGCGATAACTTCAAGTTTAGCTTGTTGATTTATCAGAAAATCTGGGTTCATACTTATCCTTTAGGGTGGGATCCACTCGAGTCCGTCAACTCTAACCCGCGGAAGGGCGCCATCTAGAATGCCTCCGCATATATTTTATTAAGTGGCGTGGATCCCAAAAACTTTAGTCTTCTAAAACTGCAACAATATCTTCTTCTTTAATCATAACACGTTGTGCACCATCAATAGTAACAACTTGCCCTTTGTTCCACATTAATAGAACTTTATCACCAATAACTACTGATTCTACTTTAGGACCAACTGCTAGTACTGTAGCAGATTTAGATTCACCTAACCCAGCAGCAGATTCAATAACAATACCTGATGCTGTTGTATTTTCACGCTTATTTTCCGCTACTAATACAATGTCTTTTAATGGAGTTACATTCATTATTTACCTACCGTTTGAAAAATATAATTATCACCAACTTTTAATTCAAAAACATTTTCTAAATTAAAAGAACGCCAACCTTGTTTATCAACATCAAATACTGCCAATGCAGTACCTTTACGTTCAGGGGTTTCACCCTTTGGTTGCATATCAGATGGGATATTAACCAATGTACAATTCATACGACGGTCTTCACCATCTTTTTTAGTGAACCCCACTGTAATTGTACCTTCACGTAGATACTGAGTAATTTGTTCACGACGGCCGTCTACATCTACACCATTTACTAAATTTTGTTCTGTCATAATATCTTCCATTATATCATTTAAAATATCATTAATTATTCCAACTGGAACGTCAGTATAATCAATACCATAATCTTCAATTACTTTAATAAGTACTTTGGGAATTTCTTTGTGTTTCTTATAATTAAATTTCCCACCCATGGATAAGTATTCCATAAGATAGGTTTTAACATCACTCATTAGCTTCTTCCTTAGTACGAATTGAAGCAATATAACCAGGAGCACGAGCAGTTTTTTCTACAAACTTAGGACCATTATAATCTAATTCTTGAACTTCACCACCATTAGATAGAAATTCATTCATTGCTTGTTCAAATTCTAAATCTTTACTCATAGTATTTCCTTTTCTGATTTAATAGAGTTATTATACCACAAAAATCAATTAATGTAAACAAAAGAATTATAATTAATATGTTTCTTTTACAATATAAAACTTATCAGCTGGGTATTTTTCTAGGAATTCCTCTGTTTTAACAAAGTCATTCAAGTCACCCATTTTAAGGAACATTCGATTTAGAACTGATTTATGTGTTACCTTATCAGCAACAGTTAAATAACATGATTTTGCTTTACCTGCCATAATAATCTCCTAGTATAAACCTTCTTCTCTACGATATGCATAATCAGAACCTTGACTATAACCTAATGAATGTGCTTTAGCCATTTCTGAAGTATACCACGCCATAAATTCTTCTTCATCCATATCACCATTAATAATATCTTTAAATATATCGCCAGGATAAATTTTCTTATTCATTACATGACCTCTATAGAAAATAAAGTCTTAAATTTCTTATCTACTGTATCATTCCATCTAAAGATAACCTTACCAATGCGAATCCATCCATTCTTAGGATTAAAACACCATTTAAATTTACCTTTTAGATTGTATCGCATTATTCCCAACCTAATTTTTCTGCCATAAAACATGTAACTACTAAAATAGACAAGATACCAATAAAACCAATAACTACGATATATGTATTTTCAATCATTTTTAATCCCTTGTTGATTTAATAAGTACATTATACCATAATTAATATTTAATGTAAACAATTATTTTCACATATTTGCAATAAAATCTGCTTCGGGAATACGTGTTTTTGTATTTTTAGAGCCTAGGACAACGACTGCGCGCTTCCCTTTGTCTGTAGACATAAGCATAACAAGACAACCACCTGCTGGATTAGTAAACCCAGTCTTACTTACTATAATATCGTGTCTTCTGCCTATAAGAGGATTGGTATTATTAAAGAAGATCCATTTCTTTCTAATCTTTACTTTAATACCAGTTTTGTGTGATGCTGAAACAATCTCTGGGTAGTGTTCTGAAGCATCTAATAACTTAATAAGATCTAACCCAGTAGATTTATTTCTGATATCCAAACCTACTGAATCATATACAATAGAACTTTTCATTTCAAGTCTATTTAATGTTTTATTCATATCACTAATACATAAGGCATAACCACCTGGATATGTTTCACATAAGAGTCTAGCTGCATCATTATTAGACTTAACTATGGCCATATCAATTAAATTTGATCTAGTGATCTTACCAAATTTCTTAGTTACAATTACTTCAGATAAATCAATACCTGATTCAATAACTGTTATAACTGTAATTAGTTTAGTAATAGATGCAATTGATCTTATTTCATCTATGTTTTCACCAGCAATTACTTGATAATTTTCATCAGTAACTAACCATGATTGAGCGGATATATTACCCGCATAACATATATTACTAATGATTAACAATAATATTAACTTAACCCATCTCATATAGATATAATATCACCCTAAGTATTTAATGTAAAATTATTTTGTATAAATAATAAACGGATAACCTATTTATAAGGAACTAAGAAATGTCTAATAAGATAGCTTTAGTTGCTATCTTTGTTATGGCTATATTATCAGGTTTGGTCCAAGCTGAACCTATTGTAACTGATTCAACAAGCAACTCAACAACAAAATCTGACTCTACAACTAGAGTTATTTCTCCACCTCCAACCGCAGTAGCTCCATCAATCACGACCATCAATAATGATGTTTGTGCAGTAGCCGCATCTGGTGCTGTTCAAACGCAAATTCTTGGTTTTGCCATGGGCGGAACTATGCGTGATATGAATTGTGAACGAATTAAATTATCTAAAAATCTATACGATATGGGCATGAAAGTAGCTGCAGTTGCTAACCTATGTCAAGATGACCGCGTATTTCAAGCCATGGTTGATGCTGGTACTCCATGTCCAGTTGAAGGCAAAATCGGTGAACAAGCTAGAGAAATTTGGATCAAACGTGGTAAAATTAAAGAAGAAAAGAAACCAGTTCAAGTTGCTGGTCCATTACCTTCTGTAGTTAAAGTTGAAGATGATGTTATTATAACACCTTTGAGAACCGAATCACCAGTTGGTCCAGCAACGTTCTTGAATAGATAATGAAAAAGTTATTACTAGCAATATTGTTGCTAGGTACTTCTTTATTATCTAATGCTGAAATTGTAACTGTACCTATCCCAGGAGCTCCTGGTCTGTCTGTAACCGTTGGTACAGGCATTAATGCACTGCCGCTTGAAAATATACAAAATAATCCTAATTCGGTTAATATTACCACTTGGGATGATCATATTATTGAAGTCCCATTAGGATTTGCATTCCCATACTTTGGTCAAACGTTTACAAATTCGTGGGCAGCAACCAATGGATATGTGACGTTTCAAGACCCATGGCAATCTGGACTTGGTGGTGGATGTTGCCAAGGTGTTGATTTAACACGCACAACAGACCCAAGATTTAATTATACAATCTTTGGTGTTCATTCTGATTTATATTCTTGGAATGGCAATAACCAATATTATCTACGTGGTAATAATGAAATGACTTATGGTTGGTATAATGTAAGTCAATGTTGTAGTTCAAATGGTGGTAATAGTTTTGAAATTAAGATTACATCAGCAGGTACAGTAGACACTAGAGTTGCTGGTGCATTAGTTAATTGGAATGCTGTCACTTCTGGTATGTCTGGTAATTTAGCTAATGGTGAATATTATCAGTATTATCATGGTCAAGGATTAAACGTAACTCCAGGTGGGCCAAACATATTTGGATGGAATACTACTGGCGGATTCACTGGCGCTGACCCTTGTTTATCTAATCCGTTGTCATCACCAACATGTTCTGGTTATGCAGCTGCTTATTTGACACAACAATGTACAATATCTGCTTTGTATAATCCTTCATGCCCAGGATATGCGCAAGCATATTATACACAACAATGTAACGCTAATCAACTATATGATTCTGGATGCCCAGGGTATGCTGGTGCATATTTAAATTATCAGTGTTCATTGGATCCATTATATTCTACAACCTGTAACGGATATGCAGAAGCTTATTTTGCTCAGCAATGTGCTCTAGACGGATTATATAATAGAGAATGTCCTAATTATGCAGAAGCTTATGCTTTAGCTAATGTAGTTGTAACAACACCGACAGTATCTGAACCAGTACAACAACCTATTGTTATTACTACTAACACAAATAGCACACCTGTAGCAGTTGTTGCAGACCCAGTAGTTAACTCTATTGTTACTACTACAACAACTAGTAGTTCACCTGCTACTGCAGCACCAGTGGTTACATTAGTATCTACTCCAGCACCTACTACAACTACTATGACTACTACAACTACTGACTCTAGTTCTTCTGAATCTTCTAGTTCAAGTAAAGAATCATCAAGTGAAGAAAAGAAAGAAGAGAAAAAGGAAGAAAAGAAAGAAGAAAAATCTAGTTCTAAGAAAGAAGACACTGGATCAAAACCATCTACTGATAGTAAACCTAGTCAACCTTCTGCAAGAGAACAGATGGTAGCAAAACGTAAAGAAGCAGCAATGCAAACTGCAGTAAAAGCAGGTGCAGAAGCAGCTGCTAAATTAGATAGTGCTACTTCCTTAGCAGCACAGATTGAAGTACAGAATGTTGTTATGGCGGCAATGGGATATACACCTGGTTTTCAAACTTATAGTTATGTTATGCCTGATGGTAATGGTTACAAACCATTTACAATATATAAAAATCAAAAAACTGTAGATAATAAACATTTAAGTAGTGGTCTTACTGGTCCTTCAGATAGACTACATGAACAATTAATAAATTTACAATATAAGGAATAAAGAAATGTCAGAAGAACAATTAGACGAACAGATTGCCAATACTGTTATTAAAATTGGCAAATGGAGTTTTACTCCTGCTAAACTAACTATATTAGTTGCAGTAATTTCATCAACACTTGGTGGTTTATATGGTGCTTTTGAGGTATACAAAGATTATATGGATTTGAAAGAAAAGGTTCAGACTTATGTAACACCAGACTTATCTGGTTTACAAGAGCAACTTTCAGTCATTAAGAAAGATATGGAAGGTGTTAAAACATCAGTTGATGAATCAAATGGGTATACAATGGATATTAAGAATGATCTAAAAGGTGATATCCGTAGACTTGAAAGTGTTGTTGATTCAGTAGAACGCCAGGCAAAACAATCTGCTCGTGATACTGATCAAGATTTAAAAATTATGAATAAGAATATTGAAGGTAAAGTTCAACGCGTAGTTGATGACCAAGAAAAACTTAAACATGATATTGACAAGAGAATCCAAAAAGCATTGGATAATCCATTAGCTAACTAATATTAGAGCTGTATTACTTAATAGTCTTTTGTAGTGCAGCTCTAAATCTACCCATTTCTTTGGGTGTCTGTAATTCTTCTACTTCCTGTTCAATAGTTTTAATACCTAATGTAGGTTCCACTGGTACAGGTGCTGGTGAAGCAATATAGTCATCACCTTTTAAAAAGTCAAAATTAGGGTCAGATTCTGGTTCATCAAATGCATCTTCAAGGAATTTATCTAATTGATCTAATTCTTCCTTGGTATCAATAGGTTCAGGTTTAGTTACTGGAACCATATACTTATCATCTCTAACCCAGTCAGTAGCACCTGCTTCATCTAAAGCTTTTGCTATTTCTTTACCTCGATCAAAGAATTCTTGTGCTTCAGGATCATCTTTCTTCCTAATAGACCAATTATAACCCACCAGCATAAGAACTGCCAGTGGGTCAAAAACTGATACAATCATTAGAATAACTATACGTACTGCTTTTTCTAAGATTGTTTCGTCGATTTGGTCACCGTAGATGAGGGCTGCGATGTACTTGATTGGACCGACTTCGGCTTCGATTTTCCTGATTTGCGAGGATAGTGGCGCTTTTTCTTCGTTGAGTCTTGAGACACTGGCGCTTGCGGTGCTGATGGTTTCGTAGAGTTGCTTTCTTTCTTTGGACTGTTGCTTCCTAATTTGGACGCTTCGGTCAACACCTTTTGTGGAGTTGTCGTTGGCTGTTCTACTGATGGTTTCATTAACTTGTTTATCAAGTTGCGAAAGAGTTGCACGAGCTTCATTTATTATTTCCTTTTCGGTTTTTATTTTTTCGTCGATAATAGCAACCTTAGCTGCTACATCTCCGGTTGGCACTGCCTGGTCTAAGTGTGCCTTTGATAAGTAACCAAAGATACCCATAGACGTTAAACACATTAGAACAATAACCGCAGTAAAGAAATATGATTTCATTAACTTAGGTAAATCAGACCAATTGCGATATAACCAAGAGGCAAGTACAAGTTTCGAGATCTCTAAGATAGACCCCATGACAACAATAGGAATTACAGCTGCAGCAAATATTGCAGCTAAACCCGCTATTGAATAGTATGCAGCAATAGCAGAAAGTGCTAAAGCTACTAAAAGCATTAAGATATTCATTTAGTTACGTGCTTTGAATGGATTTTAGCTCCAACGAATTCATTATAATAGTTTTCACTTATCAATACATGATTAATCATTTGTTCGTAGAGTTCCCAATAAGAGCAATCTCCTTTAGTTTTACAAAGGTGTAGAATTTCTCTTTTATAAGATTCTTTACCTTTTTGTTTTACTAATTCTTGAACTTCTTTATTAGAACCATAATAAGACATCCAGTCGGATTCGACTCTGGTTTTAATTCGTCGTTTCCTTGTTTTTGTGACTGGAAGTGTTTTTGGTGACCAGAAGAACTTTTTACCGATATACATTTTACCAGTATCTATTTCAGTAATTTTATAGACGAAGCCTTGATATTCTTCTGGAGTAGTCTCGAAGACTTCGTCTTTATATAACCAAGTCATTATTCTGTATAATCTTCATCTTCTTCATAGATGTCACCACCACAAATTGGACAATATACAATATCATCCACATGAACATCTTCTGATTTGATTATTATTTTTCCAGAACTATCACACGTTTCACATTCAAAATACTTTGTTGACGCCATACTACTTTCCTTTGTTTTTCCTATTTATATTAACTAGCGGCGCCCCAAACATCTGACCAATCTCCCTTTAATGCACCTTTGGCATAATCAGTAACTCTATTTTCAAAGAAATTACCATGCACTGGAGCATTAATCATCTCTTCAACCCAAGGTAAAGGGTTCTTCTTAACTTTAAAGATACCTTTCAAACCCAAGCTGATTAAACGGCGGTCAGCAATATAACGAATGTATTGTTTAACATCAGATGCTTCTAATTCTCTCATATGACTATCAGCAAAAGATAAATCAATAAACTTATCTTCTAATTCAACCATCTTTTCAGCAATAGTATAAATTTTCCCTTTAAGTTCATCATTCCAAATTTCATTATTTTCTTTAATAAATGTCTTAAAGAGTTTGATCATATTTTCAGCATGCATTGTTTCATCAACAATAGACCAAGTAACAACCTGTCCCATACCTTTCATAAGACCATGACGAGGAAAATTAAGCAACATAATAAAAGAACTAAAAAGTTGCATCCCTTCCGTGAAGGCCGAGAAGACCGCGATGTGCCTTGCCGTACTTTCGAGAGTGCCATTCTTTGACGATAGTTCTGTTACATAATCGTGTTTGTCCTTCATTGCTTGATATTCAAGGAACTGATTATATGTTGTTTCTGGTAAACCTAAGGTTTCAATTAAATGTGAATAGGCTGCAATATGTAATGCTTCTCTAGCAGCAAATCCCATTAACATCATTCTAATTTCAGGTTGTGGGAAATATGGTAAGTAATTATTAACATATCCACCTGCAACATCAATATCACCTTGAGTGAAAAATCTAAAGATGTTTGTTAGAAAATTCTTTTCCTCTACTGTTAATTTCTTTTTCCAGTCCTTAACATCTTCTGCCATTGGAATTTCTGTGTGTAACCAATGAGCCTGTTCATGTTTTAACCATGCATCATATGCCCATGGATAATTAAAAGGTTTAAAATAACTTCGTTGATCAGTTAATCTGGTTGCCATTAATATTTCCCATCCGTTTTCATCCAACCACCACCCTTATATTGCACGATGGAGTCATAGTTTTCATAAGATTGAACCAACCCTTCTTTCTGGCATTCTGGGCAGATTGTTGGGTGTGGTTCACTAATTCCCTTTTTGTGGTCTTTAATTAAATGACCACATTGTTCACATTTATAATCATAAAACGGCATAATCAACCTTCACATGCTAAGCAAGTAGTTTCATTCATTAAATCGTGCATATTAATCTCTTGAATAATTTCACGTTCAATTTTCTTAGCTACTTTATCTGCCTTAGCAATTTTATCTGAACGGCAGTAGTACATAGTTTTAAGTTTTTGTTTCCATGCTTGGAAATGCACAGCATGAATATATTTAATATGTGCATCTGGTCGGAAGAATACATTTAATGATTGAGCTTGGTCAATATATTCTTGTCTATCTGCAGCATGTTGGACTACCCAACGCTGATCAATTTCCATTGATGTTTTATATATATCCTTTTCATCTTCAGTAAGAATATTTAAATGTTGTACTGAACCATCATTAGCAATAATAGATGACCATACTTCATTATATTCGTCTTCATCAGTAGTTTTAGATTTAATTAATTTATCTAAGTATTGATTCTTGTGAAGATGGGATCCGGATAGAGTATCTTGTCTGTAAGCGTTGGCTCTAAAAGGTTCGATAGAAGGACTTGTATTTCCCATAAGGATAGAGCTAGAAGCATTAGGGGCAATAGCCATAAGATGAGAAAAACGATTACCAGTACCCACGGCATCTGGCGCTTCTCCTCTTTCTTGACCCAATACTTGATTTGCTTCATCTAATCTTGCCCTTACATGTTTAAATATTTGTTTGTTTAATGATGATGCTAATGAACTTTCCCAGGGAATACCTTTTCTTTGCAATAAAGCATGCCAACCAAGAGCACCAATACCAATACTACGCTCACGCTTAGCAGAATAAACAGCACGAGCAATAGATTTAGGAGCATTGTCGATAAAATATTGCAAAACGTTATCCAACATCTCTGCAACATCCATAAGAAATTGGTCATTGTTTTTCCAAGCATCATAGTATTCTAGGTTTAAAGAAGATAAACAACATACAGCTGTCCGTTTTTCATTAGTTGGTAAGATAATTTCAGAACAATTATGAACTAATATAGCATTAGCATAAAAATTATGATTTCCTTCTACTGTAATATCATATACTTTTTCTCTTTGTTCTAATTTTCTAATTTTTATTGCCATATTTTCTTCCTCTATACCATCCATCTCCAGGATGAATTTTTGATTGTTTACTAATCATAAAATTGTCATTACTATACCAAGAATTTCCAACATTTACATTTGATAAACTCTTTCTATGATTTTCTGATTTGGAATTGCTTAATTTATCCAACTCTTCAACAGGAATTCCCAATTTACTTGATAATCCATATTTAAAACTATTTTGATAATCTTTAAACCTATTTTTAGAAAAATGCTTAGGAATTCCATCAAATTTACTTCTTAATTTATCTAGTATTCCTTTATAAGTAAATTCTTTTGGGTCATCATATTCTTTAAAAAGCAAAACACAATTATCTAAAATAAAATCATCAGAATAACCAGACCATTTTGGATTATTTTCTCTAGTCACAGCAAGTGTTATTTTAGTTAACCATTCATCATAATGTTCATCTGGTACAATCCATCCACCACAACCTCCAGGTTTAGCATTATACCCATTTGACATTGCATTATATTCTGAAATAGTTTGTTCTTCAATTGTTCTACATTCATCAATATTTAAATCATCAAATAATACCTCTGGTATAAATGCTTTTTCCCCGTATTTTCTTATAGCGGCATGGAATCTAAACCGACTTCCATTTTTAGAAGCAGAACAATGTGATTTCCAACGTTGCTCTAAAGTTCTAGAAGTCATCCCAATATAAACTTTACCATTGATTTTATTAGTTACACGATATACTAACATTTTTATTCCTTAGTAGGTAGATATATCTATTTATAATTTTAGATTTTTCTACCTACTAAATTAAGCAATATTTAATACATCATCTTCTTTTAAATCTTTTGCCATTACATAACCCCTATTTTTAGTATAGATTTTATGTTCTGGTGTACACCTAATAATTTTACCAGTTTCCTCATCTTCAATTTCTAATATTTCAGCATTAGGATTTGTCATAGCTGCTGCAGTAATTTCTTTCCATTCTGCAATATTAGTTTCTTCATTATATGACCAAACTTTATAATGGTCATTAGGATGGAGTTTATTGATATAATCATCAAGACGCACTAATAAAACATTACCACTTCTAACTTCATATACTTGGATTATAGTATCGCCTGTCAAACAAAGATTTGATTGATGTACTTTTAATCCCTTTGATTTCAACCATTGTGGTAATTTACGATTAGATTCATCAATGAAGTGTAAATATGGTTCACCTGTTTGCATACGAAGTTCTAATAGTTTTTGCCATAGTTCTTTTGCAGATACAGTATCAATAACAACACCAGAATGTGGGTCTTTTAATTCCCATGAATCGTCTGCGTGTTCATCAAGCATACAACGCTCAATGATTTCCATAAATGCATCTGGAATATTAACTCCGTGGTGAAGATTCAAGCAACGCATGTTCTGATCACCAGTAGGTTTTCTCATTTCCAAGAACATTAAAATATCTGGGTGACTAATATCCAAATAAGCAGCATAAGAACCACGACGGGTACGACCTTGACGATAAGCGAGAGAACTAGCATCATACATTTTAAGATGAGGCATAACACCAGTAGACTTATCATCAGCACTACGAATACCGAAACCAATTCCAACACCGCCTCCTAACATAGATAACCAATTTGTTTCTGATAAGTTTTCAACTAAACCATCAGCAGTATCTTCAATAAAGTTTAAGAAGCATGAAATAGGAAGCCCACGCTTACTACGGCCAAAAGATAGGATAGGAGTGGCATAAGATAACCAGTGTTTAGATGAATACTCATAAAGACGTTGAGCGTGCTCTGGATTACTACTAAAAGTTTTACTAACATATGCAAACCTTTCTTGCGGTGATGTTTCTTCTTCTGTCATATAGGATTCACGTAGTCGTATTAATCCTAATTGGTCAAATAGACTGTCTCTTTTTAAGTCTATTTTAATTCCATGTGCTTCTTGCATAATATTCCTCATTTTTGTTTTTCTAATACTATTTTTCTTAAAGAAGATGATGAAAATCTATGATCACGTTTATTAAAATGTAACTGAATACCTCTACGTTTACAGATATCTTTTCCTGTAAAGTCTTTATCTCGATATTCTTCACCTAATATTCTAACATCTATATGAAACATTTCAAGAATATCTTCCAAATCTTTTTCTGTTTCATATACTATAACTTCATCTACAAATTTCACCGCTGACAATTGCACCTGACGTTCTACTATTGTTTGAATTGGTGAATTTTTTTCTTTTCTATCTACTGATGGGTCAGTTTGAAGTCCACATATTAAATAATCACAATGTTCTTTTGCTTCTCTTAACATAGCAATATGACCCGAGTGGAGCAAATCAAAAGTACTGCAAGTAAATCCTATTTTCATAATAAATTCTCAATCTATTTATATCTATTTTTCTCTGCCTGTACTGCAGATGTACACATATCTAATAAATTATGTTTAACTTCTAATAAAGGGAACTGGTTATCAATAGTTAAATTAGCAGGGTCACCAGGTCTGCGTGGTGCAATTTCATATTTAACATCAAATAGTGTGTTCATAGTATTTAATACTTCTAAAACAGTGTAACCTTTGCCTGAACCAATACATTCATAAGGTGTATTAAATGGACCATGTTCCACAGCGTTAGCAATAGCGTTCCCAATATCAACAACATGAATATAATCGCGAACACACGTTCCGTCTTTTGTGTCATAATCATCTCCAAATATAAACACTTTATCTCTTTTACCAATAGCACATTCAGAAGCTATACGAATAAGATGAGTAGCATTACCCATCTGCATATTCTTCCCATCCGACCCAGCAACATTAAAGAATCTAAAGATAGTATAATCTTCTGCTAATTCTTTAATAATATCTTCACATGCCACTTTAGATTTAGCATATGGAGACTGAGGATCAAATGCATTGGAAGTAGAAGCAAACAAAATATGGGCATCAGGATAATCTGATAATATCTTTAATGTGCTCATGATATTGTTTTTATAATACATAGAAGGAAACTGCATACTTTCTTCAACTGAAGCATATCCGGCAAGATGTATTACAGCGTCAAACTTACCTAACCGACTAGTGTCCATTATATCATGATTGATAATCTCTGTACAATAATTCCCGATTTTATTCTGATTAAAGTTTTTATCTAATCCAACTACAGAGTGCCCACGATCATGTAAAATTTTACATAAATGGGATCCAATATAACCTGTTGCTCCGGTTACTAAGACTCGCACACAAACCCATCAACCATAGGGAAAATTTCACTAATTGCTTGTGCAACAGCTATAGCCACTTCTCTATGCTCTTTTTGGGTTTCTGGGCCCGACCTTACTTCCAAAAAGTGAATCCAACTACGAAGAGTTCCATTCATATACATACGTGAAACTGTATTACCTTCCGGAAGAACTGCTCGTGCTTGTTCCTTAGCGATACCATTATCGATAGCCCATTTATATGCATGATTTGCTGCAGCAATAACATCCTGTTGCTTTTCAATCCATGTTGCTTTTAAAGCAAAATCATCAGTCTCTACAGAGTTCTGGCGATTGACTGTATCTTGTAGACGTGCTTCACGTAGTTCAAAAGATAAATCCTTTGTAGGATCTGCATATCGTTGACTAAACTCTTGGAAAGAGAATGAACGATGACGTAGAATCTGACGAGCAATATCTCGTGTAGTCTCAATCTCCATACAAGCAGAAGTAACTTCTAAGGGGCTCCAATGCTTATGTTTAATTAAGTATTTAATTAATTTTTCAGATGTTTCTGTATTATATTGATTTGCTGGATTTGAAACCCTTGCACAAAATGCAATTAAATCTTGTACATTCTGTATTCCTTCATTTTTAATTTCATCAGTCGGTTGAGAATAACTAATTAGTCGTACTTTCATATTTCATTCCTTGTTTCCAATTATCACCAGGACACTCTTTTGAGCGAATTCGCTCACCTGATATATGTGTCCACCATTTAGTACCTTTTACATGTTTACTGCCATGATTAGGAGAATTAGTATCTAAAAACCCAGCATTTAATTCTGCTGCTCTTTTTCCAGCATATCTACTATTTTCAATAATATTTTCTATCCCCAAAAATGCGCCTTGACCGTCTTCTTTTCGTTGTTCATGAAGTTTTTTAATAGAATCTTTTTGTTTTAGCCTATTTTCTTTATTTTGAAAATTGTGCCTATTTTCTTCTAATAATTTTTTCTGGTGTTCAGATGCAGCCCTTCTTAATAAGGATATATTTTCATCAGTTCTTTCCATTCTCATCAATATTGCCTGAACAGCTGAATAATCATTTTGATCTAAATGTATATTTAGGTGTTCTTCTATAGTGACTGCTAAAAGATTACTGGGATCATTGTTATTAAAATTTCCATCTATATGGTGAATTTCCATATTTTTAGGAAGAAGTTTATTGTGATATTTTTCCCATATTTTTTTATAATTTTTACGTCTCATAACACTGGTCTCCTATTGAGTATAATGTTATTTATAAAAATTATTCTACCTTTTCATATGTTTGTTCAAAAATATCTGGTTTGCATGCATAGAACTCTCCTTGCACACCTTTAATAATCCAATCACCTTCAGTTGCTATATGTTTCACTGAATATACACCACCATCACCATCTTCAAGTGTTCTAATTTCGGCAATATGTTGTCCTGATTCATTTATTTTGCCAATATTACTAATATAAGGACCACAGAAATAAGTTAATTCTGAAATTTGGTCTCTTGTATATAAGAATTGAACAGCTTCAATTACAACTGGTTTCTTTCGGAATTTCACTTATTTCTCCATTCTAATTCTTGCTTAAATAAATCCATTATGTACTCTGGTATGTGTGATTGAGTATCTATAATGGCTTGAATGTGATCTGTGTCTAATTTTTCTAACTGCTTCCATTCTAGCGGCTGATTACCATTCTTACCTCTAGTACCCCAATGAAAAGTACATCTAATTAAATTATGTGGGGCGTCATTATATATTGACGCCTCTGTAAACGGGTCATCATTTACAGTTCGACGCAGATATTCTAGTCCTCCATCAACCATGTAAATAGACCCATTCTTATCTAGATGAGACTTATAGTCGTGTTTATGAAAACTTTGCAATACTGTACCATCTGGTGTAATAATCTTATTCGCTACTAATTTTCTCATAATCTGTCCTTATAATCCAAAATGTTAAATTAAATGTACCAATACCAAATTCAGTTGTGTTTAGTCTAAGTCTAAATGATGTTATAGTTTCAATTACGAGAGCTGCCATTAGTTTCTTTTTAGTAAATGGAACTAAGAATGAAAATAATGGTTTAGTAAAAGATTTTAATCTATTAGTAAGTACTCTCATTAACCACCAAGGTGTATCTATAACTATATCTATATGTGTCATATTTTTCTCCATGATGCAAATCTTAATTTAGCTTCAATTCCTTGGAATGTGTTTGTATTTATTGTGTTCATAATTGATTCAATTGATTTACCAGCAAGTACCATTTCATTAATATCTTTTTCATTTACTGTATCTGGCCATAGACATACACTATAACCTTTTTCAATAAATTTGCCAATCATTTTAACAATTTCTTTATTACGTGGTTCATTATCACTCACCAAGGTAACATTAGATTTAATAGAAGCAATGATAGGAATATCAAAATCAGCTCCACCCACTGCGAGGCAGTTGGGCAAGAAGATAGAATCAATCGGGCCTTCGACCACATAGACACGATTTTTGTAGTTAACACGGTCAAGTCCATATACTTTATCCTCTGAATCATCTAGTTTAACTGAAATATATTTAGGTTGTTCATTACCAAATGCGCGCCCTTGATACATAAACACTTTACCGTGTTTATTAAAGAATGGAATAACCAATCTAGGGTGATCAGTTTCTAAATTCATAAACTGAAATTTATATTGATTTGACCATTCTTTAAACTTATCCGTATAGTAAAATAGGTTCCATTTATCTTTTGGAATTTTACGTGTGATTAAGTATTGTTTTGCTTGATGTGATTCTGGTAATGTTTCTACTAATTGCAATGTATCTAGGATAGCATCATATAATACTGGTTCCGATGTAGCTGTAATTGCAAGTGTAGTTTCTTTTAGATCAATATGGTCATTATGTAAGTTGGATGTTTCTTTATATCTTTCCAAAACATATTCATTATATAATGTTGAATCTAGTTGTTTAATTAGATTACCTACATTGGAACTATAACCACAGTTATGACACTTATAAACTAATCTGTTATCATGTAGGAATACAAATCCACGAGCTTTTAATTGATTAGTCTTTGAGTCACCACAAATTGGACAAGAAAAATTCCAATAGTTTTTCTTTTTCAACTTAAAATTTCTTAGTTTATAAGAAATAAGATTTACATATTTTTGATCAATCCATAACATTAATTCACCCTCAATTTATAATATAATTATATCACATATAGTAATTAATGTAAATGTTTATTTGATAAACCAAGTATAGATACCATAGATATTGAGTAGTAAGAAGTATAGATTTTGTAGAATCATTGGCCTACTACGGTGATGGGTAATAAAATAATAGAGATGAATAGCATGTCCAATAACAAAACACGGAACACCCCATTTCATAAAAGGAGATTTAATGGCAAACAAAGTGCCACCAAAAATAAAAAGGGCCATCGCGACCCATTTAATATCAAACTTTTTCATAATATAAATGCCTTTTCAATATATGTTATTATATCATAAGGCTTAATTAATGTAAACACATTATGAAAACATTTTATTTAAAATCCAACCAACAACCATAGCAGCACCAACAATCATCCAGCGCCATCTTTCAAGAACATCTACACGAGATTTAACTTCAAGCATAGCTTGTCTTAAAGACTCATGTTGAACTTTATCATTACGAGCAAGTTCGTCAATCTTTTCATCCAATTTGTCCATAATTTCTCTATTCCCCGTTGTAATTCTGGAATGAAGATCCCTGATATCCGATTTAACCTCGGCTACATCTTCTTTTAAACTATCTACTTGTGCTTCCAATTTAGCTATTCTCTCCGGATTAATCATATCATTTTCCATTATAGATTTTCTCTTGCTGATTCACCCAATCTTGCAAGGCTTTTAATTGTTCGGCAGTTTCATAGTATATAGTATAGTTACCTGCAACTGTTTCTATTACTCTAGAGAGTTTAACGGTTGAGGCGGAGTCATCAACTGGTCTGGCGGCGTCGGGAATTTCATTACGACTGGCACTGTCGTGGAGCACGACAAAAGACTTAGGGATAACACAACTAGCATCAGATTCTTTAGTAACATATTTTGGAACTTCCTTAATGATAACATCACCCTTCTCCTTAACAACTTTAACTTTCTCAACATATTGTGTAACAATCTTTTCTGTAACTTCTGCAGACACTGCATCTTTTCTATCAATTTCTGCTTGTAATTCTTTGGCCTTATTACGCCATTCCATTTCTACACCATAACCACCATAGAAATAAACACCTGCAACTAATAATATAGTTGAAATAGTTTTAATTAAAGAACTATAAGGTCTAATACCTAAAAATAGGTTACCAAATGACCCTAAAATAAACCCGCCAGCACCAATAAACAATATCATAAAGATAAGTGTTTGTAATACACTATCAGGTATAAAACTCAACATCCACATATTAATTCCTTCTAACGAACTTCAACATTCCTGCATTTTTTAATTTATATTTTTCAATGTCTTTTTGTTTTATTGCTGGTTTATCTGTAGCTACTGCAGCACCTGTTGCATTTGCTGGTGCTTCTTCTTTACATTCATTACAGATGCAATCTTTTTTAAGTCTATCACAAGAATCACAGTATTCTGGTGATTCCATAAACTTTTCTAATTCAAGAGTTTCTTCAACTAGAATAGCATTTGATTTAAGAATAATATCTAGTCTTTCTTCCATTAAATCTAATGATTTATCTTTAACTTGATGGTATTCTTTAATCAAATACAAAGCAGCAACAATACTTTTTAATTTATTATCACCACCTGGTAATTTGGCTAATATTCTTTTCATATTAAAAACTAATCTATGAAGATAAGAATATGCTTCTTTCTGTTCTGTTGTGTTAAATTTAGACGGTTTAATTAGGTTTTTACCAGTTTCGTCAATAATACCTAATTTATATGCATCAGTTTCCTTAAATGGGGTAACCAACATATATAAAACACGAAAAGCTAATAAATTGTCTACTACTATTGACATTAAATATTCCTAAGTACATTTATGACGTATTCGTCTAATTCTATTTCTGAAAGTTTAATCTTATGATTTGGGACTTCTTCTGGCATTCTATTTAAAAATACTAAGAATGTAGTTAATGAATCCCAACACTCTTTATCAATCTTAAAGAAGAGCATGTTTGTAGCATGCTCTCCAAATAGATTATAAATAACAATTATATGATTTAATATTAATGTTTCTTTAAGATCTAATTCATTCTTATATCTATTAAATAACTTTTTAAGATATAAGAATCTTTTTAGATCATCATTAAATTCATCTAAGCTATAACACTGAGCATTATCATAGTGCTTCATAGCATATTGTAAAAAATTATCTTCAGTCAAATTTTGCATGTTGATTGGGGAGATTACCCTCCCCATATTCGATTAAGCTGTAAATGTCAAGAATGATACACCCATTGTTGGAGTATCAAAGTTTAGTGTGCCTCTATATCC